TTTTAATGAAGCTCGGACGCGGGAGAGAGTTAAAGACTGAACCGTTCATTAATAAAACAGACTTATTTTTATCAGGGCTCACGACAGTAAATAGTCAAACAGTCATACCGAAAAACATCACCATGATCTCTATATTGCCGCACATGCACACATACGGCAAGTCGATTAACGTTAGTTTAGGTGATAAAAAGTTAATAGGAATTCAAAAGTGGCGCTTTCACTGGCAGCGGACTTACGAGTTCACAGAACCGGTAGTCGCAAACAAAGGAGATGTCTTAAAAGCAACGGCAGTATACGAAACCGACAGAGTTGTGACTTACGGCCCGAGAAGCCAAGATGAAATGTTTATGGTTTACATTACTTATCTCGAAGACAATCTAACTTCAACAGATCATCCGGGCTCCGAAAGACCAAAATTCCCAACTCACGGTCCAATCGAAGGAAAAGTATTCGATTTAACGGGAAGATTTATAACCAACAACATCTCAGACTTACCTAACGGAGTTTATTTCGTTAAGAATAAGTATGGGTGTTTTAAAATTGTTAAGATATGATAGTTGAAATCATCACCGCCTACTTGGATGGCAAGAAAATTTCTGAACGTCGATGGGACGGAACGGTAGGCGAGTTTAATGCAAAATGGCCATGCGCCAAACATGAGATCGCTAAAGAGCTTTCCGATAAGCTCTCCTTATCCGGGCTCATTGGACCGCAAATCCAAGACGTAATCTTCGCGGCCTACCCGGATGGATACAAAGACGAGTTTTGGTTCAAAGGAGTCCAGAATGCCATCTTGCAGACCAAAGACAAATCTAAATTCTCAGATGGCTATCATTCTTTCGAAGAATTGTACGAGCACCGATACTCGCTTTTTATCGCCCTAATCAATTCCAACCGAACCCAAGCATGGAGAGCGTTAGCCAATGCAGACGGTCAAAAATGGGAAGGATGGTTTATAGCTGGCCTTTTCCCTGAAGAAGGGAAGCAAATCACATACCACTTGCCGATGAGATTCTGGGAAGCGCTGGAGGGCGTTCCATGGTTTGATGTAAATCCATATTTCGATGGGCATACGAGTGAGGATGTAATAAATCGTTTAAAAAGCCTATGACCAATAAACAACGCAACCTAATCAAGAAGAAAATCCTCAAATGCCTCACCGAAGATTTTAAGGGCAACCAAGCTATCTTCTCAAAAGAAGGCTGGCAGGTGTTTCACGGAACTGATCTCGATATGGTCATGGGTGCTGTCGTTAAAGGACTTGAGTTCGCCAAAGAAGAATACAAGGCTGAGGTTGAACTTTTGAAAACATACAACCGCTGGAGACGAGGTGAAGAACTCCCTGTTCCTGATCCGGTTGAGATTGGTAAAGCAATAGATAAACTTACGTTATGAACTGTCCAATTTGCCAAAAAGAATTCCACAGCCTCGGCATAGCTAATCACCGCGCTGCTTGCTGGAGGAAGCGAAATAAAGAGCGAAAAGCTTTGGTTGACCGATTCAATAGTCAATTCAAAGTTGGCGATCCGGTCATGTGGCGGAGAGATCCGTACTCCGAGTATCGAATGTTAATCTTGTCTCATCAGGCTGAATTGTCATCCGGTCAACCCGTAGCTTGGTTCGGCGGACCATATTGTTCAATTGATCCAATGTTTATAAAATATGATAAATCCAAAAACAATAACAAGGTTGAGCTCACACACTTATGAGCTCCCAGTTTACAAAGTCACTGAAAATGGCTTAGTTCACATAGGAGGTAAAGATATTGAGTTCTGCAAAGGATCGAAGGATGCCCCGGCTCATCCGGGCTTCATCACTGATACACTAATCCAGCTTCTAGTTGAACATCTCGAATCAGTCAACCAAGGCGAGTTAGAAAACAAATTCACAACAACCGCCATCGAACACCTCCAAGCCGCTCTATGGAACTTAGAAGAGCGCCAAAAAGACCGGCAGGCGAGAGGAGTGGCACAAACTTATCAGAAATGATTTTACTAGGATGGTCTACCCATGCAGTTAAGAAATTTCCCAAAAACGTTTTCCCTGTTGACAATATAAAATTCCCAATGGAAGTCATAGTCAACACAAAATCTACACCAGGGAACATTATTGTAGACATCGATGACTACACAGTTTCGTTGATATGGTTCGAGTGGCTCGATGCACCAATTGAAGAAATTACAAAATGGAAATAGGAAGCATTGTGTATATCGAAATTAAAGATTATCTTTGCCCCATGAGAGTGAACGGGTACAAGGACAAGTCCGGAGGCAAGGTCTTGTCCTTCGTTTATCTCGAAGGACCAAAGAAGGATCGGAGTGAGTTCGTCAAGACTGAGGACATTATCGAGGACACGAGTGCTTGGTACGACGAACAGGAGAGGCGAGAGTTGAACGAAAAATTAAGGAATTATTTCAAAACCGCCGATCTCGACTTAATGACATGTCGGGTGTTGGTAAACATTGTAAAACCATGAGCTTTGAAACATTCCTAAGAATTGTAAAAATAATGAAGAAAAAGGAAATCACATATAAAGAGTTTCTCTATCTTCTAAAACACACAAATGAAATTTGAGCTAACCTACATCGAAGGCCGACCAATCCATGACCAGATCGCCGAATCAGGAATCATCGATTGGATCGTAAAAAACACAACTTTTAAAAAAGTCGCTCAGACGAAAGAAGGGCGAATTTTAAAAGGCATGGTTTTTGTAGTAAACGAGGAGTCGGCTAAAGACATTATCGAAGACAGTCAAGCTGCTTTGAGGACCATGAAATCTTTGGAGGAATGACAAAAGGAGAAGTAAAGAGAGCCGAAGCTTACGCAATTGTCAATCTACAGGAATGGCTTGAATGCACTGGGGCCATCCCGCTTCATACCGGTTATCATTCAGAGGTGGAATCAATCGTTATTGACGCCGTTCATATTGGAATTCAAATGGCTTTAAGCGGTAAAGTGAATTTTGATGATTATGGCAATATTAAATGTGAAGAATGAGAGTTTTAGTTAACCCGGGACATGGATTCTATCAAAAAGGCAAGCGCAGCCCCGAGCTTCCGTTTGATCATCCGCTTAAAGAACGGATCATGCGGGAGGATAAGCAAAGAAAGTTTGTCTTGCCTGAATGGTGGACCAACCGAGAAATCGTTCGACATATCGTCTCTGCCAACTACCCGGATGGCCTTGAGGTGATCAACGTAGTCCCTAATTCTGAAAATGTCGGACAATATCTTAACGAACGAGTTAAGCTCGGGAATAAGTTAAAAGGCGATTTATGGATCGGAGTTCATAGCGACGCGGTTGGTGACGGGAGCTTTAATCACGCCCGTGGGCATCACGTATTTTACGCTACAGCTAAAAGAGAAGCTGAGGTTCTAAATAAACACATGGAGCTTCTATTCCCGGGCGAAAAGAATCGCGGTGTTCACCCAAATCCATCTCGTGCTTATCCGACACGTTTTTGGGAGCTACACGGGACCAACTGCTCAGCCATCCTTAGTGAAAACTTTTTCTTCACAAGTGAACTTGACTGCAAATTAATCTTAGACAACATAGGAGTTATTGCAGCAGCACACACAAATATGATCTTAGAATGGTACTCGGGATTACAGGTGGAATAGGGAGCGGAAAGGATACATTCTGCGACTACGCCACAGTAACAAGATTCGCGGAAAAAATAGGCTTCGCTGACGCCTTGAAACAGGTATGCCAAGATCTAACGGGTCACGACTATACGCTCCGCGAGACTAAAGATATGGAAATATGGCCGGGAGTTACTGGACGCAAGGTCTTGGAAACCGTAGGGGCTTCCATGCGAAGCTTAAATGAAGACTTCTGGGTTGATTTGGCTCTAGGCAAAGCATTTTACTATAACCTATCAGTAATCCCGGATGTGAGATACGACAACGAAGTCGAAGCCATCCGAAAACTAGGAGGGAAAATTATTCGAATCAACCGCCCCGACTGCCAACGCACCGGGCATGAGTCCGACAACTGGGACAAATTGGACGTAGATTACGAAATTAACAACGACGGTTCGCTGTCCGAGTTTCACCAAAAAATAAAAGAATGCTTAGATTTTTTATTATTTTAATCGCACTAACTGCTGTAAAAGACTACAAGTTGTGCAACGCTGCCATCCTTCCTCCCGAACAGCCTATCGCTTGTTTCGAGGAGAGCGACGAAGAGACATTAGTCAGTGTAATTAGACCAAAACTCGTAGATACACCGCTTACGACTCACCGAACTCCACTGGCATTAGCTACAGAATCGGTATCACTCGATCAATTAGTCTCTGATAAAATGATCCGAGACTACTTGGCTCACGGAGAAATTATCAAAAGAGCGGTAACATATTCCGAGCTAATCGGCTGTCCCCCATCCGTCTTAATCGCTCAGGACGCATTAGAGTCTAGGTTCGGGAAATCCAAGTTAACCCAAAAAACAAACAACAGCGGTAATATTAAATGTCGGTGTAATGGGTCAAAAAGATTAAGGAGAATTCACGCAAGGCTCGAATTAGAGAAAACACCAACTTGTATTCGTGGGTATGATAAAATCGAGGGGTCTAACGACTATTACGAAATCATGCCTACGCAGTGGCATGGATGGCAACGTAAGGCCAAAATTTTATCTAACTACCGGGTGATCAAGAATGCCCAAGGGAAAGAGTTGTCTACCGCTGAGTGGTGCTATGTGTTTCATAAAAGCCCATACGCTACCGATAGTCGGTACGACAAGAAACTGTGGAGAACAATCAAGAAATACAAACTAGAAAACATCGATAACGCCGTAGCAAGGGGTTTAAAAATTACTTCTTCAACCGGCAAATGGGTAATTTATGACAAAAACTGACATCGCCGTCCAAATCAAGGACGCAGCAGACACCGTAGGTACAACTTTCGGTCCCAACGGAGGAAATGTTCTATTTTCTAAACAAGAAGGCATCCCACATCCCGTCATCTTACGAGACGGCGTTAAGACATTGATGCAGTACATCAACGCCAAACCAGACGATACTGGAGCCCGACTTCTAGCGGACGCTTGTAACCGCACAGTCAAAAAGGCCGGAGATGGCACAACAACTACTGCCATCCTGGCAGGGGCTTTCTTGGAAAACTGGGAAGATGTTGACATCGATCAATTCTTAGTCAAAGGTGAAGAGGCTACTAAAGAACAATTTTACCAAGCTGCCGGGATTTCCGGTAACGGTCGACCAGAGTCTAAACTTGTTGCTGATCTAATTTGGGAGCTTGGTACTCACGCATACATCGTTCCTATTTCGAACATCGGCTCTAAAACGAGAATCGAAATCAAGGAAGGATATGTGACAGACGGGGGTCTTTACACTCCGGACTTCATGAATCGTTCCCCACATGCCGAGTATACGCACAACTCCGTGGTTCTCAAGAACCCATATGTTATGTTGGTTCACGATGCTATCATGGGAGATCAGCAAATGGGATTGATTATCCAAAAATACATGGAACTTGGAACAGACCGCCCACTTGTTATTTTCGGAACAGAGATCGCCAAACCCGCTATTAAAGCAGTTTTAGACAACCTCACCCCAAGGGAATGGATGCACAACGGTGTTCGCAAATCACACAGAGGGCTTCCGATTTTCCTAGCCGCAGGATGGAAGGATGGGTATTCTTTTGAAGACATCAAAAAAGCAACTGGGGCGACAGTGTTCTCTCAGTCTACTAAGTTCCTGTTCCCGATCAAAGGAACAAGCCTCGAACTCGCAGACCTCGGAGAAGCCGAAGAAATCGAGCTCACGCAGTCTGGCCCAGGGCAACAAGGGTACTCTCGGATCAAAATGAAAGATCTCGGGGTAATTCAAAAGTTGATCGATGACCTGAAAGCTCAAATCACACCCGAAAACCAAGATGACATCGAGGAAAGACTTTCCAAGTTATCAAAGGGTGTCGGTTTCATCTACATCGGCGGAGACACCGAGGCTGAACACCGGCTTATCGGGGATTCGATTGAAGACTGCGCTATTTCTTCTATTTCCGTCTTAAAAAATGGCGTAGTTCCCGGATGCGCATATTCATTTTTTAAGATCTCCGAACAAGCTTACAAAGAAGGGTATGAGAGATTCGGAGAGGCGATCTACGAGCCGCGTAAAAAACTGTTGCGGTCAATGGATCTCGACGAAGGCGGAACGGTTTACAATTTCCGAACCAAAAAACACATGAGCCCGGATGAAGCTGACATTTGGGAATCAGCCGATGTTGTCAACGAGTCGATCAAATCGGCTTATTCATTAATCCGAGAATTCAACAATGTACACAGAACAATTTAAAACCAACCGTGGGTTCGCAGTCATTGAACCCACGGAATCTGGTTCATCAGTTTATACCCAAAAAATCAAAGAAGATTGGGGTGTGGTCGTATCTCTCGGTCCACCCTACCTCCCTGATTACCCATTCATCGCCAGACTTAAGTGGGCCATAGGTATCCACCCTTGCCCATACAAAGTAGGCGACCGAGTTCTACTTCCTCACGGTAAGGATTTCTTCATCGAAGACCGCCAACTACGGGTGGTAAATCAAACAAAAGTTGAGGTTTATGAAAGAGCTAATTAAAGAAGGGCTTAAGGACTTCAGGGCAGATATGGTAGATCTTATCGCTGAAAATATCGCAAACAAAATCGAAGTATCTGGCTTGCTTGTCAAAAACCACTACATTGATTTTGATAAGATCCCGGATGAACTAAAAGAGAAGGTCGAATTCAGTGTGATCCAAAATAATGTTCTAAATCATCCAAACAAAGAACAATTCTCAGACGGCTATCATACTTTCAGTGAGCTTTACGAATTCCGAAAAGTTTACAATGCAGCATTGTTTAATGAGTGGGGCAAACAGAGAGGTGTCGGATATGAAAACTCCAACAACTCAAAATACGACGTCCATAAATCATGGCGTCACAACGACGGAGTCTTGTGCTTCGGAGGTGGATGGTTCATTGTTGTCGCCATACTTCCGACTGGGCAGATTTCAAACCACTACGAAGCGAAAGACTGGGATTTATTTAAAATTCCTGAAACACCTACCGCAAATTACGCATGGGATGGACACACGAGTGATGATGTTTTAAAAAGATTGATGGCGCTATGACAAACAAGATACTCATTGTTACGATCTGCCTGATGTTTATACTGGGCGTGTCAGATGCTTTTGTGTCTAACAAAACAATATCCTCTATCTTAGAAATACTGGGCGATACAGCTATTTTTGTATTTGGCTATTTTTTATGCTTAAAACACAACTATGAAAGTACTAATTGACACCGACAAGAAAACGATTAAGATAATCGGGTTGACAACCATTCCTGAGCTGGTTAATTTTACCGAACAACACGGGCTGGAGGATTACATTCTACTGGCATCTGATGAAAACCAAAATTATGATAGCATTCAACCGAATCCTGGTCCTGCCTTTTGAGGACCCAAATGAATACAACGACACAGCAAAGACAGCTCCAGTATCCGGAGTAGTTGTTGATGTTCCGAAATACATCACAAAGACTGACGGCCCGGATGATTTCTCCGAACGTGTCTACCCAGGGGAGACTGTCTGGTTTTCGCCTATCACCGAGCGCTGGAACGGCTACTTACTCGTAAGCTACGATCACTTATTCGCCGTAGAACGTAACGGTCTTACCCCAATCGGTGATCACACAATTGTTAAATTCTACGAGCAAGAGAGATTTGGAATTGCAGAACAAAGCACACGTTCCAATTTTGTCCGAACTATCTCTACCGGCAAGCCACACAAAGGTGACGAACGCCCACTGGATCACCATGGAGACATGTACATCCCCAAAGGCGGAAAGAAACTGGAGATGGAAAACGCTCACACGCACGACGAAGACCATGGGTATTTTTTGATCCGAAGATCAAGTCCCGTAATTTGGAAATCTAAACAAAAAGTTGTAACTTGCGCCTCGAAGAATCAGAGCAAATAGCTCTAACCAAGATGGAGTTCAATCCGCTCCGCAATCCAAAAGAATATATTTGGGACATGTATGAGCGATTGAGAATCCGTGACCAGCTCACAGCCACCCCGGATGAACTCGTTAAAAGTAACGACGATGCCGAAACGAAAAAACAAAAAGCCGAAGCTTTAGAAATGAAGGATTGGTTGATTCGTTTTTTCGTTTTATTTATTGACCCTGAATCCCCTTTTGCGAAGATCCGAGACTTCAAAGTCCGTAAGGATAAATCCAAAGAAGCCATCGGGGATGCCAAAGGGAGAATTCCGAAAAAAGTCAATAAAGAAATCGAGAGCTGCGGACAAGTGTATCAGTTGATCCAGAGTGAGTTTTTTAAACTTGTTCACGATTCTGACTACGTACACTGGGTGAGTCTTCGGTCAATTTACGAAACTCTCACTGACCGTCTTAGAAATCCAAATATCGACTCCGACGAAGCAGTGAGTATTGTTAAACAAATCCCTTCAGTGAAGGATAATTTGGAAGAAATTGAAAAAAAGCTATTTTCAGACAGCCGGATTCTTCGGCAAGTTGCTGATGAAAAACAAAGGAATATGCTTACTGGTTATGCTGAGCGCTACGCTCGGCAATTTGTACTCCCAGTGTCTAATTAAAACTGATTCCTATCGATTGATATGCGCTGACGAAGTTCGTTACGCCGACTCAATTTCATCTGGAACCCGGTTGTACATCTCCAGCCGAAACGCCTACGTCACCTCTCCTCGGTCCATCTTTAATTTAGTAGAGGGATATGGCCAATATTTCATTAAAGTCACAAACAGCGCCAACAGCCAAAAAGTCGCCATTGGTCGACAGTGGATCAACCGGATCGATTCAACATCCGGGAACAAAGCGTTAATTTACATCAAAGACATCAATGTCACCTTTACAACAACCGAAAGTTACTCAGTAGTCGTAGACTCGGCCATCTCTTGTTTCCAACGAGCCGTGTCGAGCGGCCTTGCTACACTCTCAGACGGCGACTACGGCGATGTAGTCGTGAGTGGGAGTGGATTAGTAATGACGGTCGATAAACCCGACCTCGGCCTCCATAACCTTGCTGACGGGGATTTCTCAGTAGTAGCTGATTCTACGGCCCTAAGTTTAACTAACACCCGAAGAGTAAGCTTGACAACAAAAACTATTGATGGATGGCTTTCAAGGCTTTTACAAGAAAACAACCAAATCACACTAAGAACGTCTAGCGCAACCAAAGTGTCTAGAATTTTCGTCGACACAACCGGTGCTAACTTTCAATTCGTAAATGGGGCTAATAATGCGAGTTTACGAATTGGGGATTCGGTAGCGGTTAGATTTAATTCTAGCGGGAGTGTTGGGCAGGTTTTAACTGTGACGAGTGTGGATGGAGATGGAAGGATGGTAATCAATCCGAAAACCGGAGGATCAGGAACCGCGAACTGCGAACAAACTCTGACTAAAACATCACACGGTTTCCGAAAATGGACGCCTATTTACTGGACAGGTTCTACTTATGTAAGACCTCCATATGACAGTTTAGTTCCAGACTACATTGTAGTAGATAGCTTAACTGCTAATACATTCAAAGTAGCTAACTGTGGGACTTATACGACCTCACTGACTAATGGATTATACTGGTTTACATCAGCTAGTCCTGGTTATTCACTTACAGCAGATACTACTAAAGTACCTCTCTTCCAAGTTCTTAATGGTAAGTTGATTCTGAATCCAATTGTAGGATTTAATTTAATGGCTCAAAATGCAGACGGGAATGGAATCATTTCTGCATTACCATTGGATACAGTAAGTATTAATAATGCTTACCCTTTACGCATTGTTAACGGAACACATTCTTATAATTTTGACGGGTTTAGTACTATGTGGACGAATTCTGCTGGAGGTAAATACTTTGGATTACAAGGTAATAACGCTTCTGGATGGAATGCTGGTTTTGGAGTAAGCGGAAGTGGTGGATATTCATTCGATAGGGAAGTTCATACTGCTTCAGCAGGTTACAGTGCTAGGTTTTTCGATATAACATACCTGCCTTGGAATGGATATGCAGTACCCCACGACGCGATGAATATAACAACAGAAGGTGAAGTTGTTCATGCTTATGGAGACCCCTTTGGTGTATGGGGAGGACGTACTGAATTCTACGCTACGACTAGTTATGAAAGCTCAAAAAGAAGTTTTCTGTTTAAGAATGTAACATCTTACCATGCCAACAAGAAACTGGTTGATTTTCAAAATTCAACAGGTACAATTGCTGCATTAAAGCAGGATGGTAAATTTTACGTCGGTAATGATTCAGTCATTACGATCAACCCAGTCGGTACAGCCGTTGTCTCACTTGAGAATACCGCTAAGAACAGAAAGATTTCACTACTTGGTGGTTTTGAGGTCGGAGTTTTCTCAAATTTAGGTTCAAGTCGATTCAAAGTCTCGGATTATCTCGGTAATAATTATATTCAGCTTGAGCAGAATCAAGGATGGGCTGGTGGAGAGCTTCAAACTAGCAATTACCGATATGCGTTAGTTACTGAAAATAGAGGTACGTTTTCTAACATCTTATATGTGGCTCAAGATACTACTACAGCTGGGAGAAATAACGACATTATTCATGGACAAATTGGCTCTCTTTTTGGTGCGAATGGATTTTACACAAGGCACGTGTTTTATTCAAATCAAAGGAATAATAGGCACAGTTATCTTTACAAAGGAACAACAACTGGCACTAATTTTTTCAGCCTCATGCATTCAACAGATTCCCTTTTCCATATATACTCAAATGGACAAGTTAAACTAAGATATTATTCCTTTGCAAACGTAGCCCCGAATAATGCATCTGGCGCAATCTCAAACCAAATTTGGACAGCAGGAGTTCCCTCATTTCTCCGTTCCCAGCATGGCGTCACCACAGGAAGCACAGATGGTTCCGGCGACCTAACTATAACCTTCGCTGCCGCCATGCCTGATGCAACGTACACTGTAATTTCGCAAAACGAAGGAACAACAGCTTATATCCTTTCTGCTCATACCAAAGCAACAGGAAGTGTAAAAGTCCGCGTGTTCGACGCAGCAGGAGCAGCAGTAACAGCTACTTCAGTAACAATTTCTTATGAAGCTAAAGACTACTAAAATGAGAATACTATTCATATTTTTACTTGGATTGATTACATTTCAGGTATCAGCTCAAAAGATCATTCAAGCCGGGTCGTTTGCAACCCAGTCGGCATTAACTGACACAGCAGAAGCCATCCGGCTGGATCTTTTAGTAGACACAACGATAACGGTTGAAAACGTCACCTATTCAATTGAAGACTCAATTGATCTTTCGAGATTCCGAAAGATTGTTTTTGTCCTTAGTGCAAATTCTAGTTCAGCAACACTTAGAGTCCCTGAAGCATCATTAGATTTCAAATCAACTACCATCTATGTCATGGCGCTAAATTCGCCTGGTGGGTCGTGCGGACTTGCGTTTACTGGTAATGACCTAAATGCCTTTCAACTAGTAAGCACTATAACCGAACTCGAAACCGGGATCTATTCGGTATCAGATAATGCCATGGGCGGGTACATGTGGATCGAAACCAAATCAGCAAACATCGACAATGACGGAATTATCTCCGCACTCCCACTTGGAGATGTAGACATCGACGGAGCAGCTTCTTCAGACTTGAGAATTCGAGACACTCGAATTCAATTTGACGCCCGGATGAAGATAGGCTCCGACTCCTCGTTCATTCACGATCCTGCTCAAGACACAACAGTCATAAAAGGAGACATAGTTCTGGGTAAGTTTTGCACAAACAATACCTATCCGTTCTCAATGAGAAACGCTGCAAACTCCTCAACAAATCTATTGATAGAAAGCGGAGCCAGTACCGGTTACGCGGGATTAAAACTGTTATCATACAACCTCCCATCCCAAATCGAGTTCGGGGGCACAACTTCCAAGTATTTAAACTTCTATAACGCAAACAACACTCGAAACGTTTTATCGGTTGGGACAAACACTAACGCAAGAACTGTTTTAGTAGGGAATGTAGAACCAGGGGTCAACGGGGCATTTATCGTTAACGACACAATCTCCAGCGGGAAAGGGTTGGGGTATCTCCGAAAGATCTCATCAAACTCCACTCCTATCTTAACGCTAACCTCAGTATCGAATGACCGGTTTGTTTTCCATGATGACGGTCGAGTCTTTTTTAATAATTTAGGAACAGGCACAGCAACCCAAACTCTCGGTATCACGAGCTCAGGGCAAGTGGTTCCTTACACTCAAGTTTACCCCACGGCGCATGTAAGCGCAATTGACGCGGCTGTAGATATTTCAACCCAAGTAAACTCGTCAATCACTACTTATGTTTCCTACTACCTGACCTCCGGTACTTCAAGAACCCTAACACTTCCAGAACCCAGCTCAGCACTGGCTGGAAGATCGGTAATTGTTTCTTATACTGCTACGGACTTTGGGTACACCGGAGTGGTATTAAACACAGCTTCAGCAACAAGTGAGTTTTGGGCCATGAGCCCCACAACTCTAGCAGGAACGGCATTTACATTCTCATCAATAAATGCTGGGCGCCAATCAGTTGGGACATGGACATGCAGGCAAATTAACGGAACTTGGTATTGGGCTGAAGACAACTTCTACGATCCATCAGCAACTTTCACCTCTGATGAGCGTGTAACTGGGGTAACTGGAACTACTTTGACTTTCACGGAGAGTGTAGAGTTAGGAATCTTCAACGATATTAGGTTTTCATTATACAAAAACGGACTATTTTTAAGCCCAGGGGTAGACTACACTGTGGCGTCAACTGAACCAGTAACCATAACATTAGCAGTCGCCGCTATTAGTGGTGATGTGTTCTTTTTCCAATATAAGTGATGTACGCAACCAACAAAGGATTTGCTATTTACGGAGCCTATGACGACGATGGCACTGCTGCCGCTGGCGGAGTACCTATTGGGGGTCTTTACTACTCAATTTACGATGGGCTACTAAGAATTCGACAAGTATGAGAATTTTATTCTTTCTTTTGTTCCCAATCTTCCTGTCAGCTCAAATTAACCGGGCTTATGGTGTGATTGAAATAGGATCTACATTCCCATCTTCTAGCGCAACAGGCCCAAAATTTGCCTATCGCCCGGTTGATTCCAGCTTCTACCGCTGGATTCATACTAACGTCTGGGTTAAAGTAGTAGAACCATCCATCACTCCAGACACACTTTACTTAACACAAATTTCTGGCACCACAGCAATCGTCAACGGAGATACCATTAACCTGACTCCTTATCTCTTAAAGACTGATACAACCTCTATGCTTGCTGCCTATATTAAGTTAGTAGGATATGGGATTATCAAGACAGGACAAACAATTCGAGCAGACACTACTTCTCCAAACGGTTTAGCAACGAGACTGTTCGCCAAAACCCTTCCTACGATAATTGCGACTGGATATGTGGCCACCTCAAACGGTACTAACCTAGTTGCAAGGAATTTATTTGATAACAACACCTACGTCGGAGTCTTGAACTCCAAGCCCTGGCAGTTCGGGCAGTGGACAACAGCGGGCAGACCTGCGGGTACGACGGGGTACACGGGATTCAATACATCTAACAATTATCCAGAATTTTACAACGGCTCTGCTTGGGATGAAATTTTTACCCCTTGGCAGCGTGGTAGTGCCTATACTTTCTATGGGGCTGACCTTGCAAGTACTCGTTGGGATTTACAAGTATCTGGAACGCAAACGGTAGGGCTTGGGCTGATAAAAGATTCCGATTACTACGGCATGGAGGTAGGTGAGAGTGCAACAAAAACGGGGGGATTGTATTGGAGAAACGGTCTTGAGCGAGTAGATTTTACAACAAATGGAAATACATACCCTATCGCGTTTGGGAACAACTGGATGTATCTTGCCCCAACCGGAAGGACTGGATTTGGGAACACTAACCCACAGAGAACTATTGATGTTACAGGTGAAGTAAGAATTACCGACCTAACAACCGATGCTCCCATTCGTCTAGTTGGAGCGGACAATGACGGAGATTTAGGTTCCACAGCAACAGGAAATGGTCTTGCAATAACCAATTCCGAACTACTTTCATCCACTGGGATAACCTGGAATACCACGGCGATTACTGGCTCACCTTCATTAATCGGAATTTGTTACGGCAATAATCGTTTTGTGGCGTGTTCATTTAATGGGAAAATATTTACCTCGACAGACGGTAGAAGCTGGATGGAACGAACCGCGCCCGCTGCAAACCAGTGGTCTAGCGTGGCGTATGGGAATGGCATATTCGTAGCTGTTTCTTATAATGGCACTAACCGAGTTGCTACATCAAACGACGGTATAACCTGGACTGCAAGAAGTGCAGCCGAAGCGAATCAGTGGCTTAATGTAACATACGGAAACAATCAATTTGTGGCCGTTTCAGACAACGGAACTAACCGAGTAATGACTAGTCCTGATGGGATAACATGGACTGCAAGAAGTGCAGTATCTAGTAATTGGCACAGGGTTATTTACGCAAACGGGCTGTACGTCGCGGTTGCTTACGGAGGAACCGACCGAGTAATGACTAGTCCTGATGGGATAACATGGACTGGTCGAACAGCAGCAGCGGCAAATCAATGGAGGGGGGTTACATTCGCAAATAACCTATTTGTAGCCGTTTCCTCAGATGGCACTAACAGAGTGATGACTTCGCCCGACGCTACAACATGGACAATACGAACACTGGCTAGTGGCACATGGTACGATGTCACTTTTGGAAACGGGCTATTTGTTGCGTGTGATAATGCGGGTGGTGTAGCCACTAGCCCCGACGGCATTACATGGACAATCAGAGTTGGCGGTGGTGGTAGAACGATTATATACGAAGAGGGAATGTTTGTGTCTGCTTTTTTTGGTGGATCAATTACTTCCTCTGGCTCAAAAACAATTCGACAACCCTATAATAATATCACAAATGGCGATTGGATTTATAATGGAAATCTAGTTGTGGGCAATGGGATTATTTCAAGAAAAACAACCTATGCCGCAAATCAAGGCGCATATTACTCAATGTCTTCTCAATCTAGTTCAGGATGGCTAGGCGGGCTATACCTTTCTAACCTACTTGGTAGTGGGTTAAATTTTGAATCTGCCTATGAAATATATCGCAATGCAGAAAGAGAAAGATATGTATCGCAACATTACATTTTAGACCCAAAAACATCTTTTACGGAAAATTACTTATCAGCTTCTCTTGATACGGCTATTGTGCCAGGGTCAAGTTGGGCGTTTATTCGACTTGGGACTAAAACAAATACAATCCCGAAATCACTGTGGTTTACTTCGGCTGGTTCAACAAGTATTGATACAACACATTTCAGGTTCAACAACGTGAACGGACTTGGTGTAGCAACGGGTAAGTTCTTGAGTGTGGAGGATGCAGGGACAAACCTTTTTGTGATCCGAAAAAATGGGACTATTGATTTTTCAAAATACGGTACAAACACAAAAACCGCAGCAGCCCTAGGTAAAACATTTTCGACGCTTACTGGCTTTGCAACGGACGGAACGGTATTGAATGTAGAGCAAAAGCGAGATACCACCATCTACGTCACGGACGCGGATTACGACTTTTCCGCAGCCATAACGACAGCACAGATAGCACGCCGTTACAACCGGGTAATTTTCTGGATGACCACAACGGGCGCGGCGGGAAGCGATAGTGAGTTGACATTACACACTCCAGACGCAAACCTAATGCAGGTCGAATACCTGATTCACTCCGTAGATGAACCAGCCGGATTTGATAACAAGATTGTATTCGGAACAAATAACGCGGTGGACAGCACAAACGGGCTTGTGACTAATTACTACCCTGCTGCTGGCGATGGTATACATATACGGGCGGGGCTTCGCAGTGGGGTTTACAAATATCGTTACAGCAACTAAAACAACATCCATGAGATATTTGCTTCTTTTTATTCCTTTTTTCTCTTTTGCTCAACAAGACTCCATTGTTTACTCAAAAGGGGTTCGATCCAACAAAGACTCGACTTGGTTCAAGGAAACCTTTACCAATATCGGAGACTCAATTATTTATCAAAAATTTCCATTTACCAATACTGATTCTCTTGTCTTAAGGACACTCGTGAACGAACGATACGATGCTGCCCTTCAATACCGATACGCCAAGCTTGCTTGGGAAGAACAAGAGAAATCTTATTTGACAAGGCTTCGTCAGCCGACTAAACAGCTAAACGATTTGTTTAAAAAGAGCCCGGATGGACCAAGAGACACCATCAGAGGCAAATGGAAACTGAACGGCATCGAAGTAACAATCAAAAATGATAAAATCGGCAATAAGCGGATAACTTGGTACTCTCAAGATGTCTTCGAGTATAATAAAGAAATCTTCTTTCGGAGAGGCAAGAGATGGGTAAGCGAAAAATCAACACTAATAGTTGCAAATTAAAGAATTTGTTACTATTTTTGTTGCATGGAAATACGACCAAGACTTACGTACTCCTCAGAAGATGAGTACAAACAATGGATGCTGCTTCTAGAAAAAGCAAGAGTCGATGGCCCTGGATCTCTCCTGTATGAATATGAAGACGGGGAGATTGTTTTTGAAGGTCCATGCCGAACGGCTGACGACCTAATGAAATACCATAAAGTCGACCCAAAAAAATACATGGCTCGTCCTATCGAGTCTACATATTGGGAAACTCCGATCAAAGGCCCGGATGGACCAATAACGGTTCAAAACCACCGACTAAAGATCAAGGTAGTCCCGAGACCATTAGAAGTAGAGCAGTTTAAAGAATTTGCCGAAGGGCTGCCGAAGTATGAGATCAGGGAAGTAGAAGGGCAAATTGCTCACGTCATTATTTCTGATCTTCATATGGGGGCTATCCACAAGGAATACAATCTAAAAAAGGTTGTTGAACTTTTAAGCGAAACAGCGGCGATCGTTAATAGTAGGAATTACAAAAGAGTAATTGTACACTGCTTGGGGGATTGCTTAGAGAGTTTTACGGGCCGCAACCATGCGGATACATGGAAGTCAATTGAGATGTGGGGAGTAGACTTGATCAAGGAATCATCCAAAATTATTGCCCACTTCTTGGATCAAATCAATAATCTTGTCGGATTCACACTAATAGGAGGTAATCACGACAGAATGAGCGACAAGACCGAAAATGATTCCAAAGCCGGAGCTGCCGATTTGATTGCTTACATCCTTGAGTTGAGAGGGTATCCAGTTAAGTTTGATCCATTTTACTTAGTAACCGACGACGATGGGTTTAGATTGATTGCCGAGCACGGGAATTGGCCTCTAAGTAAGCAAGATCCATATGAGAAGATTTTTAGACTTGGCGCTCAAGATAAGTTCAACATCATTATCCAAGGGCATAATCATTCTCGTCAAGTGAAACGAAGCCCGGATGGTCGGAACTATAGGCAAATAACCGCACCTTCTTTTATCCCAAGCACTGATTACGGGATACAGTTGGGGGCAGAAGGAACGAGCGGATTCATGATTATTGAAGGGGGTCCAAAACCAACGGTGATAGACTATACTTTATAAATGGCAGCATCAGTTTCATACACAGTCATTGCAGAATTCGTCGGGCCATCCGGCCCAGAGAACTCTTTATCGCCAATATGCACTGTTACATTGGTCGATGGTACTGCTGTGTCCAGCGGAGCAATGACATTTATCTCACTGGGGAGATACAGGTATACATTTACTGGAACAGTAGGTGTTCAGTATTTATGGATCGCAGACTCAATCACACTCCCAGATGCAATACGATACGCCGGTAATTCATTCAAAGAAAACGTTGTAAGTTCCGCCGATATTCGTGACGCGCTCTTGGAAGACCCGGATGAACTCATCGCTCCTGGCCGGGAAAGTATTGATGGGAAATTACGACGATTGGAACTTTTGATCACTCAGGTAAAAAACTTTTTTGGAATTCCGATAAACTTTAGGAGATGAAACAATGTGATGAAGAAGTAATTATTGATCGGTATATCAATGGGGAGTCGAGATCCAATCTCGGCAAAGAGTACGGGGTTTCTACAAATTGTATAGACAACGTGATGAAAAAATACGGTGTCAAGCCATCCGATGTTTTGCCGCAGAAAGATGAGCTGATTGGACAAAAGTTTAATAAACTTACCATTCTGTACTTTAGTCATAAGCAAGGAGCAATCAAGTTTTATTTTTGCAAATGTGAATGCGGAGTCACTAAGGCGCAGAACATAAGTTTTGTAAAGAACGGAAGAATTGTTTCATGTGGGTGCTCTCGAAGACATATTAGCAAAGTCCAAGAAACGGATATTTTAGCTAAATATGAAAGCGGTATGACTTGCGTTGACATCGCAAAAGAATACGGGATAAAAGACCATACCATCCGAAGAATGATGGATCGCCATGACAAGAAAAGAAGATCAAATGCAGATTCAGTTCGAAGAATAGATTTGGATGAAACGGTATTTGAGTCACTAACCCGTGATTCAATGTACTGGATGGGATTTATTGGGGCTGACGGAAACGTTCACGGGCGGAACTTAAAAATAGAGTTGCAGCCTGGAGATGTAGATCATCTCCATAAATTCAAAGAATTTTGTAAGAGTGGGCATGATGTCCTAAATACCAAAAAGGGGGAATACGTAGCCTTTACATTTAGCTCTCAGAGAATAGTTGGCTCGTTGCTGAAGTTCGGCATTACTCCAAACAAAAGCCTAACATTCAAGCCGTATGAATATTGCGCAAATAACGCCGACTTCTGGCGCGGAATGATCGATGGGGATGGATGGGTAAATACGGATAAGTATTACGGAAAACCTTATGTTGGGCTTTGCGGGTCGAAAGACGCGGTATTCGCTTTCGCAGAATGGGTCAGAAAAAATTGCGAAAGCATGGCAAAACCATGTAAGGATGGGAATATCTACAAAACATCTATCTACGGAACGCAAGCTATTGTTTTATTGAAAAAGCTGTACGGAAATGACCCCAAGTATTTCTTGGATCGCAAATACGAAGTAGCTAAAAAATTCTTGGATGTACACTAAGACATGGGACCAAGGCTTGACACAAACACTTGAGGAATACACATTTGCTGTTCCGGACCAGCCCATTGAAAGAGAGATGATAAATTATCATCTTCCTATCAGTCAGCAAAAGTACAAGAAATTTGAGATGCCAGACCTGAAGTCAATGAACGAATTTGACTTGGATAATCTGGCAGAACAACAATGGCATCGGAGGGAGCACGGGGAGTGGCAGCTAATAAAAGGAGAACCATACTATATCCCTGGTCCAGCGACAATGTTCTTTGATTTTTGGACAACTAATACAGGCAAGAGACCAGATTTTAGGTTAGAGGCACTTGAGTTTATGTGGTTTTTTTACATGATAATAGAGCCAGACCCCCACTGCCTTGGCGGAATAACAATAAAGCCACGTAGAATTGGTGAAACCGAAAAAGCATTGTTTATTCTTTATGAGAGAACAACTAGATTCTTTAATTACCCAGGCGGACTCCAGTCTTATAGTGATCCAGAGGCAAAAAAAGCTTACAATCGCTTAGTTAGAGGGCACAATAAAATGCCTTACTTCTTCAAACCAAAACATTCTGGATCTACCGGGGAGACACTTCAGTTCCATATACCTAACGAGGTTGTAACAATGAAGCGGATGAAAGGAGAAAGAGACATTGTCGTCCCGGAGTCTTATGGGGAATTCTTAGACTCTACTATATCTTACGAAGCAGCAGTGACAGGAGCGTTTGACGGAAGCCAACTCGGCACAATGTACATGGATGAGATTTTCAAGATCCAAAGTTTCAGGATGTCACTTAGGGCTCAATGGGAAAATATACGTCGAGTTATTACGCTAAATAACGAGATGACAGTTTACGGTAAAGCCCTCTTAACCAGCACGGTAGAAGAAAAGGAGTCAGACGTAGATAAGTCTACAGTTGAAATGGCATCCCAAATTTGGGACGATTCAAACCCAAACGAAAGAGATAAGAACGGCAGAACTATTTCTGGCCTTTATAGAATATTCAGAGACTTCACTAAGAACGCCATTGTGGACGAGTTTGGGATGCCTAAAGTTGAGCAAGCCAAGAAGCACCGCCAAAACCGCATGGAAACCCTAATGGAGCAGGGGAACGAAGAAGCGATAATTTCGCTTAAAAGAAAGGAACCTGCTTCGATTGAGGATGCATTCGTAAAACCAACTTCTAATTGTCCACTCCACCCCAGGATGTGTGAGATCCGTCTTAATCAAATCAAGGAAGGGTTGAATAGATGGAATAAACCCGGCGAAAAGGTCGAAATCATCGAAGGTGATTTGGTTTGGAAAAACGGTAAGCCCAACACTGAGGTTGAGTTTATCCGAAGAAAGGGAGGACATTGGCAATTTTCGCAGATGCCGTTCCGGGAAAACGCTATCCTTAAAAGAGGCAATAATTACGTTGCCCAGAATATGCCATACTACCGCATGGGGGTTGACCCATACGATAGCGACGTTCCGGTACTCAAAGGATCTGACGGGTCATTCACTGTTTTTCGGAAATTTAACCTACTTCATGAAGACCAAGGTAAGCTACAGTTCGACGAAAACGGAGAGGTTGTCAATACATGGGATATGCGAACGAATCAATTTGTTTGCGACTATAAATACCGCCATAAAGACCCGGATGACTTTTACCGTGACGTGTTATTAACAGCGTGGTTCTTCGGAGTTCAGTTCTACCCAGAGGTAGATAAGCCAGGGCTAGTACAATGGGCCAAGAGAACAGGATACAAGGGTTTGGTGCAATACGAGCCACACGAACTCATTACAGGCTTGTCAAGAAAGCGTGAAGCTCGCCATGGATCAAAAACAACTACCCACTTGGTATCGAACTACGTGGACCTTCTTTCTGCCCACATTGCTAAAAACATCTGGGCCGAAAAACTTCCAAGATTGATTTACCAGTGGATGTATTTTGAAACCGCCAAGAGAACAAAATTTGACACAGCCGTTGCTTCAGGCTGGACACTCATTGCGGATATGGAGCACAAAAAAGAAACCCCGGATGAAAAACCAGTATGGGGCGCCAATTCATTCTATTTAAACAACTGACATGTTTGATTACAGATCCATAACCTCCCGACCAGAAGGCACAAACCGAGATGAAAAATACGCCTTGGATATGTGCAAATACTACTATGGTCAATTCTCTCAGAATAACTGCATGATTGGCCCCAACGGCGGTCTTCATGGTTATTCTCAAAGATCATTTAAAGAACTCAGAGATCATGGTAAAGGCGTTCAACATCCGTCCCGATACCGAGATCAGGTCGACCCACCCAGAAAAAAGGGTAATGCCAAGAAGTACAACATGAATATTTCTTGGGAGATATCTAGGCACTACGAGAGGTACAAGGCTATCTTAAGGTCTAAGTTCCAAGAACTCATCCTAACGCCTAAAATAGACGCAACCTCTAATGATGCGGTGTTGGAGAAGGACTTTGTTAAAAACAAAATGAAGCTTCTCTTATCGGATGAGATGAAGACATTCATGCAAGGGGCCGACTACACCACGCCTCCTATGCCTGCTCAATCTCAGGAAGATGTCGACATTCTTGATCAGTTGGGCGGAATTCGACTAGAGCGAGAAATCATCGCAAAAGACGTCGCTGACGTCGCTTTAAGAAATTCCGGTCAGGCATCTCTTTTCAATCTGCCTATTGAGGATTTTATCGATATTGCTTTAGCAGCCATGGACTATGATGTGATCAACGGAGTAGGGCAGTTCCTTTATGTTGACCCAGCATCACTGATTATCCCTAAATCCATCCATGAAGACTACCGAGACACTGAGTATCGTGGCTATTGGGCTTACCCTTCTATCTCTGAAATTAAAGCCAAGCACAAAAACGTCGACATTAAAGCATTGAAAAATGTCGCCGGTATCAAGTGGACATGGGGAGAGAAAGAGGATTATGTTCGTCATGGTGTCCCAAAAGAGAGCGTAAAGGTCGTAACGATGTACTGGATTGAATACGACAATTACCCGGTAGTTAAGGGAGTTCGCAAGAATGGAGTTCGGCAGTTCGAGGTTGTTCAACCGGGCTTTAAACTCTCCGAAAGAGGCGTAAAGCAAGGAAAGACGGTAGAAGAGTACGATATTTTAAGAATGTACAAAGCCCAATGGGTTGTTGGAACAGATATCATTTTGGAGTTTGGGCCGGTAGACATGATGGTGCGTGATGGAGACCGACTAATGTTCCCTTTGATTGTTTTTTGCACACAAAGAACTTCGGTTACAGAAAACGTAATCCCGTTCGATGACGACCTCCAATTAGACACATATAAGCTTCGGGCGCTTAAGACAAAAATCGCACCCGGACCCCGGATGATCATCTGGAAGGACGTGATCATGGACAGCGTTTCTATTGGGGCAGATGAGTTTTCAATCAAAGAACTCCTGCATTTATACCAAACCGAAGGTATATTTGTTTTAGAAAGAAATGCTGACTTTTCAGACAACCCCAATATTGCCAACCTCAAGCCTATCGAATTTTTGCCTTCCGGAGTAGGGGAAGACTTTGCCATCCTCCAGCAAGAAATTATGTCGCACATCCAGAACATAAGAGCCATGACGGGCTTAAATGAGTTGGTAGACGGAGCAGTGCCAGATATGCTTAAAAACGTCGCTATCGGGCTGGAAAAGGCTTCTAATTCGATTATTCGCCCACTCCTAACCACATACGTTAACTTCTACAACGCCATGATCAAATATGTTGTCCTTAGGCAACAGCAATCTATCTTGGCATATGGATCACAGCAGCGAGAAGGGCTAACGGTGATCACCGGAGGAAGAGATTTCGGTCGTGAGGAGTTTTTGGTAGACGTGCAAGTCGAAACGCAAGAGACCAAGAATATGATTATGCAAAGCCTTATGGAGAAGCGTGATCAACTACCTCCAGAGTCTTATTTGGTGGTGATGAACTGCCTTGAACAAAACGATCTGAAAAAGGCTCAGTTCATTTTGATGTTGGCGATTAAAAAAGCAGAAGAACGCGCTCACCAAAGACAAATGGAAGTTCAGCAAGCAGTCGCTCAAGGCAATGCTGAGGCTGGAGTAGCGGTTGAAAACGCAAGAGGGCAGAATGCAATGAATGCGATGCAAGCCAAGCTTCAGGAAATTGCCGCAATGAATCAAGCGGAGTTCGATCTATACATCAAAAAGCATCCATTCGAGATGCAGAAAATCGAAAAGCAAGCAGCTATGTCACACGCTCAAGCGGTAGATGTGGTAAGAGAAAACAACCAATCTAGGCTAGAGCAGTAGCATTTGGATTTTTAAACAAAAAGTATTATATTTGTACCATGGAAAACACAGCTCCGGTCGCAACCGACCAACAAGCGAATCAGGCAGCCGCTAACGCTAACGCGCCAGCTTCTACCCCTGTTCAGGCTGATGCCTTCGGGCTACCCGCTGAGGAAGTAAAAGCCCGGTTGGGCCAGTATGATCTCCTTAAAGGAGAGGTAGAGCAATATAAAGCTCAATCTCAAATCTCTCCATTTGCTAATGATTTCGTTGCCAAAATAAACGACCTAGCAAAACAAGGAGCATCTTCTGATCACCTACTTCGCTTCACTCAGCTCCAGAGCCTAGATATGGACAAGATTGACCACAACACGGCAATCAAACTCCATTATCAAATGCAAAATCCTTCACTAGAGGCTAGTGAGATCGACGAACTGATCAACTACGAACTAGGTGAGCTTCCAAACGAGGAAGACGACCCAGAGGGGTTTTCGAAGGCTTCAAGACTACGAGAAATAAAGGCCAAAATGAAGGCCACCGAATCCAAGAAATTTCTCGAAACCTACAAGGCGGATTTAGCAAATGTGAAAAACCCAGAAGTCGAACAGCGCAGGGCGCTTGAGACGGGTTGGAAGCAAGTACTGCCGTCTATGGGTGTCGAAGAGATCCCACTTAAAGTGGATCTTGATAAAGGGAATCGCTACGAACTCAATTTCAAACCTGAGCTGTCTCAGGAGCAATTGAACGCCGTACAACAAAATGTTCTAAGTACTCTGGTTGCGCAGGGCGTTAAACTAGATGAACAGGGGTTGGTAATGGCAAAACAAATGTTCCAGTTTTCAGTTCAGACATTGGCTAAAGACCAAATGATTGAGGCGATAGTGAAAGACGCTTGGGCATCGGCGACCGAAATGGCTTATCGTCAACTCAATACAAAAAAGTAACATGCCATATGTTAATTCAGGGATTTATGATAATCCCGAAGCCGGGACAGGCAATGCCAATCCCAACCTTTACAACCCCGCTGGCGGAGCAGCCAGCCAGAGCGAAATCTATGATGATTACGCTCGCCCCATTGCGGAGTCTACCGACTTATTCATGCGACATATGTCGTATATGGGTTTTCGGTGGTTCCTTAAGACACTAGGCTACAGCCGGGGTGTGTCAAACCCAACCATCGGCCACTACGAAATGCCTTGGGACGAGCAGACGTTTACCGTCAGCTCGATTGTTACCGCTTCTTCTGGCGCCGGCACAAACGTAATCGTTGCAATCGATGCAACTGACATGTACTCCTCTGGAGCCACTGTGTCTAGCTCGGCACGGCCAACTTCTTACCCACGGGTAAATGACATCGTTCTTTTGCATGATGGCACGACTTGTAAGATCACCGCAAAGAACGTAACGACCAACCCACACCGCCTCACGCTAACCCCTCAAGCAGATGTAGATCTCGCTTCTTTGGTAGTCGCTACTGAGTCTTACGCAATCACTCACAATGACTGGGCTGAAGGCTCTGGTCTCCCTGAGCCAGTTTTGCCTCGATTCTTCAAATACACCAACACGTTTGGTATCGTTAAGGAAGCGACCAAAATCACTGGTTCTGAATTGACCAACGCAGTTTACCATTCTCAGCCCGGCGCTGGTCCCGGTCAGAGTATTGTTGTTTCAATGGACTGGAATGCCGCACGGCGTTTCGAAGCCCGGATGAGCAACATGTATCTATTCGGACAACAAGGAACCTACTCCTTCGTAAACACCGACCTGAACTCCATCGACATGACCACAACTGGAACTGAAGGATTTCTTGAGTTCGCAGAAAGCGGTGGTAATGACGTAGACTACTCTTCCGGTGCTTTTGCTACCACAGATTTGCAGGCTTTGGCCGATGTCTACCTGGATAACCGATGCTGCGATAGCGCCGACATCCTCGGCTTTATCGGCCCAGACCTTGGATCGGACATCGAAAACGCCTACACAGCGGTTCTTGATGGCAACTACACTAAGAACCTTGACCGAATCATGTCAGACGATATGCGTGGATTCACCTCTGCCGCCGCAATCCCTAAACAAGATTACAAGCAAGCAGACATCACACTGTCGTTTCAGTATCGTGCCATTGAAACCAAAGGTTTCACATTCCACCTTAAGAACCTCGGAGAATTCTCTGACATTCAATTGGCTGGCGGCAGTGGATACGAGCACCGCAAGTGGGGCGTATGGGCTCCATACCAGTGGTACACCGACAAAGGAACCGGTGAGAAGAAGAGTGCAATCGGATATGAGTACAAAGCCCTGAATGGCTATTCTCGTGAAGTTGTAACAGATATCCTCCCTGGCGCAGGCGTTGGCGGTAATACTCCATTCGGAAAACCCGTAACCCAATACGACTCGATGCAGCGTTTTTGGCTCCATGAAGGAGCCGCACATATCGCGTGCGGAAACGCACTGACGATGATGAAACCAGTATAACTGAGAGGGGTGAGGACTCCCAATCCTCACCCCTTTAAAAACAAAATCTATGCTAGATTATTCAGGAGAGCGCAACAAGTCGCTTGTAGAGCAAGAGGTCATAAAAGTTGACGATCTTGCAAAATTATTAGGAATCACGCTACCCAAAGGGGTGGTGAGCTTTGAGCTTGCGGAAAAGAAAAAAGGCAAAGGCCGTGATGATCAAGCCCGTAAAGTATTCCTTATTTCTCGACGTTTTTCGGTTTCCGGTTATGTTGGCGACAACCCAGTAACCATCAATTATTTCGATAAGCGAAATGGGAAAAAAGGAGAGTATAACTACATCGGGCAAAGGCTTACGGTTTTCCGTAACCAGATGACGGTTCGGGTAGATGCCTCCACCGGCAAAGGAAAGGAATTGGCACTTTTGTACATGATTCATCCTGACTGCGAACAAAGCCCTTTCCGTGACTCAAAAAAACGCCCAAGCTGGCGCATGGTTGACTTCGAGGCTAAAGCCTTGGCTCAAAACCAAAAGGATCAATCTAGGAATGACATCCTGACTCTAATCTATTCTAATGCCAACAACGTCTTGATGGCAAAAGGTATTCAGGTAGGTACAGAGCAGATTTCCAACATTCCAATGGGGCATGGGCAAGCGACACTAGAGCTTACAAAACTCTTGGATCGAACCAATGTTGAATCCTTCACAAACGCATGGAACGATCCATTGACTCAAGTTAGGGGAACTGTCCGTTTGGCTGAGGAGAAAAAAGTAATCTCTTATTCCGACTCAGGCGGCCTTGGTCGCTGGATGTACGGCAAAAAAGAATTACTTGAAGTAGCTCCGGCTAATGATCGAGAAAAAACACTTATTGAGTTCCTTAAAAAGAACTCTGACATTTACACTGAAATTCTATCTAAATGCTAATTGAAGTTAGGTTCCATACAACAGGAACAAGTCAGGATAATATTATCGTTTCGGTTGAGAACGAATTGGGCGCGTCCACGGTCAATACCTTGGCAATCACTGGCCCAGCAGGAGCTATCTCCGGGATCTCGAACATCACTGGAGCAACGGCTACATTCTCTGTCCCAATCCCAACAGATTCTGACGACGCCTATCTGTATGGAACCTACTCTTTTGTCATTACCGCCAACGACCCGGATGATTCCGGAGTCGAATTCAGTGAAACTAAAACCTTCAACTTCCAAGATCTCTCTGGAGACTTGTTGATTGAAGCCTACGCCGACCCCTTTATTAAGAGGCTGGTAGTGGAAGACACAACCGATTACCCCACGGGTACTGTTACACGCGATTTTGTTGTCGTGTCTCCCCGTATAACGGGAGAGACAAATGTAGCAGACACATCAATCACCGCCGCGACCGGATCGATTACTATGATCCGGTCGACTGGCGTTGCTTACAACAACGTTACCTACCGAGTTAGGCCATCCGCTGAGCTCGAAACTTCCACCATAACGGGTGATTGGGATTTCGGCGGCGTCTATGAATACACAGCAGATGACGTTGAGGTTACTGTCAAGTATGACAGTTGTGGTCTTTTGGACTGCGTTCACACTAAACTGTTGGAGATCGACAACCAAGCCTGTATTTCAGGCGGGTTTTCTTCTCTCCCTACAGGCACAAAGGAGCTTTACCAACAGCTCCAACTTTACTTGGGGATGTACAATAATGCTGACGCCTGTCGGGATGCAGATAAAGTTAACTACTATCGTGAAAAAATTGAAGGACTGGTTGGGACTTGTAATTGTACAGTTTCAACTACCATCCCAGTTAATAATACAGTTTATCTCTCAGGACAGAGTGCCTATGAGATTTGGTTAGGAGAAGGCAACAGTGGATCAGAGGAAGATTTCCTGAACACCCTAAATCCGGTTGGAAACTGGACCAACGTACCAGCCGCCGATTTTGACCCAGATTTTGAATCAGACACCGATGATCCTTTACGGTATCGAGTAACACGAGACGGACTTCAGTTCGCAGGCAAATTTGTTAGAGTTGCTGCATCTGATCCAGTGTCACCGTTTATTGTTTTACTCAGTACTTTTGACCCCGGAAACGTCGTCTTAGAAGCACCTATCCCTGTATATTCAGACTCGTACCGAACAGTAGGATCATTCTGTAAGCAGTCAACAACTTGGGTGATGTACGCGGATGTAGCACTCGCCGGAAACCCAAGTCGGATTATATCCGGTAAGATTCCATGGGAAGGCGTTCTTACAACCTTGGCCTATTCGTTTGAAAGAACATTCACACCGTTTACGAATGCTCAGATTTCGGGCAATCCTAACATTAACTTGTCTTGGTCGAAGGACTCAAACTTCTTCTACATTAAGGGATCTTTCACCTGCAATGCGGTTGTGACTGGAGGAGGAGCGATTGATCTCATTACTGTGGATACGTTCCTTGATGACCTTGGAGTGACGCTTACAAGCGGCGTAAAAGCCCCGATATTCGCAACCACTGGAAGCGATGAATTTGAGCAAATTGGATACGCCGAAACACAAGGCGGACTGGCTCTGTATAACTCAGACCCGGTTGCATACCCATCTTGGGCTGCACTTACACCTTCATTTTACATGCAAATACCACTGATGTGATCGGAGTAAATGTGCTTTACAATGAGGTTCAAGACATCACCCGCACCTATCAAGGCGGGTACTTAAGCAATGATGAGTTCAACCGGGCTGTAAATCAAGCTCAGGCGCATTTGTTCTCCTTCTTGCTTGAGGACTCAAATGTAGACCGTTATACCGACACCTCGCTCGACCCGTTTAAAGAAGAAACCCTGATTACTAAATCTTCAGGAGTATACACAAAACCAGCAAATTTCGCAGCACTCCGAGAAGTCGCAGTCCCTTTTGTTCTCCCTACGGGTGTAACAGAATACCGGCCAGTATACCCAATTGAAAATCTCGGATTAACGATGACATCTGTCATCCGAAAACCAACGACAAAAACATTCGGGTATGTATTTGACACTAACTTCACTCTCTACCCAGTGAAGAATATTCAAATCCTCCTAAAGTACTTCCGAAACCCGGTTGACGCAGAGCGCAAAGTAACCTATAGCGGAGATGATGAGGCGTACAACCCAACCGGAACAGTGGATTTGGAATGGAACGCCACCGACAAATCAATTGTTTTAGACCTGACACTTTACTACGCAGCAGTAACGACATCAATGCCTGATCTGATAAATTGGGTACAAACTAAAAATGCTTTTATCCCCTCTAAAAATAGAGACTACCTAACTCGACAACAATGAAAAAAATCCTTCTTTTTTCTATTTTTATTCTATCTGCCAGCTTCTTGCTTGCTCAAGGTCCTCAGCCTATTCCGCAATGGGAGAAGGACTTGGCTAAATTCCTTGTAGCAATTATTGCATGGGGTGTAAACAACTGGGACGAAGTTCTTGGTTTGTTTATCGGTATGCTTGGAGCTCTCGAAGTATTCCTTCGGATTTTCGTATCTGAAAAGAACCTCGCTCCCCTTACTCGATTCATTCAAAAACTGGATGACTGGCTGCCTAACCGGGCTAAAGGTGGTGGCGTATTCAAGACTGAGGTTAATAAGTACGAAGATAAGTGACCAAGGCTCAACTGATCGAACTTGTACTGCTAAGGGTTTCTGGCGGTAAGCTCTCGACTGATATTGTTGTCAGGCGTGAGGATATAGATGCTATGTTCCCTGCCGTGTTTAGTTTTGTGATTTCACAAGACCCAACAAGGCAACAGAACATAAAGGAATTCAGAATCCAAGGCCCGGGGGTGATCCAAAACCTTGCTACTTTTACCAGCACGCTCATAACGCCAACTCAGGGCGATCCATATTATTATATGGAGCCCGTAGCAGCAAATGACACTGGCAATTGGGTAGCTCGGGTAGCAAGTAAATCTGGGCCAGAGTACGTGAAAGTTCGATCTGCTTCCGACGTACAGTCCTCCCCTTTGAAGTTCCCAATCTTTTGGACTGAAGGGCGGAGGGTGTATATTTTTAATCAAGAATTAAATTGCGAACTCCGAGTCACATATCAACTCGATCCAAGCGGATTCGAAGACGACGATGACATACCATTCCCGGATGGAGGAGAAGCAAAGGTCATAGATTTATTGTGTACTCACTTTGAAAAACAACGTGGGAACCCAACGGATTACCGAACTAACGATCACGACGTTAAAGAACAACAAGGGTGATCTAACGAATAAAACTATATCAAAATGGTAGACATTCATGCAGCGGACTTGACCGCGACCCAGACCAGCCGTGCATTTGCGGCCCCGCTTCGCCCAGCCTTTCAAGTGGCTGTTCAGGTAACAGCGGCGTCTGGAACAAACGAAACCCTTGACGTACACGTCGAATCGTCTGATGACAAGGGTGTTACATGGACACGAATTTATTCGTTCCCCCGTATTACCGCCGCAGGCACGTACCGATCTCATACCATTCCGCTTCGGGGTAGTTTGATTCGATACGTACAAACCGTAGGTGGAACCGACACTCCAACCTTTACTCGCTCCGTCACTCGTGACGTTGTTTCCGACGCAGAAGTTCTCGTGACTCAAATCACAGACCGCGCACTTACTGTAAATACCCTGAACTCTGTAACTTCAACTCTTCCGGGCTTTGATGCAAGAAGTGCCGTACTGAGCGTTACCATGGGTGCGATCACTACTACGGCTCCACAGTTCATGATTGAGGGATCGGAAGACAACTCAAATTGGGTAGCACTTACTGCTGCGCTGACTTCTGTCGCCTCTAGCACTGTTACGATCAAAGTGAATGACACACAATTCCCATTCCTCCGGGCCAAAGTCACCACGGCTGGATCAGGAGCAACCTTGGGATCAGTTACCCTAAAAGCTGTCAGTTGAGACGAGTAAAGACTTTTGACGAAATGATTCGGGATTTAATGGCAACGATGTCTAATCCCGACGCTTACGTTCCGCTGTCCCGGTGTATCACCCGGGCAGCGGACGAGCTGTTTCAATTTGGCGGAAACCACAAAACAGGAGTTTATGTCGGCACTGTTTCTGATTTGCTTACAATTCAACTACCTGGGGATTGTTTATCGGTGTTCTCCGCCGCCAAGACATTTTTTATCAACGGAGAACCGTACTGCTATCCGTTAGGCAGGGAAAAGAACTCCATGTTGGTAGATATTAAAAAGCCGTTAAACTGCGCTCAGTATACCGATACGGTGGTTTCTAACACTGTATATCATTATGGTATTGAGTACTCTTACTATCCTTATTACTACGGGGAGATTTACGGGGCTGAGCAAAGTCGATTTTTCGGTTTGTATGATTACGACGAAGCTCTTAATAAACTCTATCTGCTATCTGGTTACTGTGTAGCAGCCGGGGATTACGTGGCTGTTAAGTACAAGTCAACGGATCAAGGATACGAACATTTTACCATGAACATTGCTCCTGTAGTTGAAGCTCGGGCTTTAATGTATTTTTGGGAGAATGCCGACCCCAGTAAGAGTCAAATGTTTGAGCGTAGATTTGCGGATAACTATCGTCGCTTCAAGCGTGACGTCCAAAAGCTCCCATACGAAGATTACGTAGACGCTATTACCTCAGCATACTCAAGCCGCCCACGATGATTTTCACTGGAAGACTCGATCAAGACACCAACGTTCACTTAGTCAAAGAGGGTGATTACCTAGACGCGATGAATATCCGCAACGGAGTGGGAGCAGAGCGTGGGGTGATCACCGTGGCTGAAGGGAATACGCTTGTCGAATATGATCTTCCGGCCAATGCGGAGTGTATCGGCGCGTTTGAAAACAGGCAAGAAAACTCAGTAATTTATTTCATAAAGGGGGATGAAGATAGGATTTGTCGCTACAAAGATGGGGTAATTGAAACTCTAATTTTTGGAACAGGACTGTTTGATCAACGTATCCATTCCTGTAAGTTTGTAAACAATTTGTGTTATTTTACGGACGGGAAAGACGGAGAAGGGAATCCGCCAAGGAAATTTAATATCACAAAGGCATCTCGAAACAAAACCCTTACCTATCAATTAGATCTGCCTGAAGCAGCTTACGTAGCAGGTGGGCTTTTTACCTTAGTCATTCGAACCCCGGATGGAACACTACAGTCCGCTAATCCGCTTTACGTAGCCGCACCAGCCACCGCAAGAGCGACTGTTGTTGCTGATTTAATTTCTGCATTAAGCGGATACGGTATTACCGGAGTAGTTACGTCTCCAACCTACACGAATATTCGAATAGAAGATGCAAATACTCGAATTATTGATATTGTAAATAGCAATACATTCTTCTACCCCCTTAACCACTACCCTTTAAATGTAAACCTAAACCTCATAAAACCAACCCCATTTGAGCCGTATCCTTATTACGAACAGAGTGGACAGGATAATAATAAATGTTTTGGGTTCTCTTTCCAGTTCCGCTACCGATATGTATTTGACGACGGAGAAAAGAGTGCATGGGGGCCGGCGTCTTTTAATCCGACAAATTTTGCGGCAGACAGCTCTAACACGAGACTATATGACAGGATTAGAATTAATCTAATAGACCCTAAATTAAATACAGATCGTCACTTCATCCGGGCTATTGAAGTCGGAATGAGGACTTCTGAGAATGGAATCTGGAGATATGTAGACCGGTATGATGTTGACAAAATAGATCAGATATACTTTTATAACGACCGGTCTTATCCTGCCATCGCATCTGATGAAGCATCCGATGCTGACACGCAGGCGTTGAAAAACTACGACTTCTGCCCTGAAATCGCCATGTCTTGCGAGACCGTCTATGATGAGAACGGAAATCCAATCATGGTCTGGTCCGGATGTGTAGAAGGGAAGGACGTGGAAGAAGTAGATGCAACTATAACTTCGACAACTTATATACCATACTCCCCGGTTGTCCCGCAAGATACTCGTTTTAAAACATTCAAGGCGGGAGGGCTGTATGAGTGTGTGGTTATTTGGGAGGACGATTATGGTCGTCAAGCTCCTGCTTATATCGGAAAGTACTCCCCTCAGTTTAACAGATTAGGGCAAAGCTACAACCCTGAATTTTCATTCACCTCAGCTCCCCCTATTTGGGCCACCAAGTATCGGATTGGGATGAGTAAGAATCAAAACCAAGCTGTTTACTTTCAAGCACCCGCATTTGAATTAACGTACTGGAAGATAGACCGAGCTGATGATACTGCAACCTCCACGACCTATGCAGCGGGTGACGCCACACACGTAGGATTGGCTTTCAATCCTACTGAAGAAATTGCAGGATCTTTGAGAAATCAATTCTTCGATGCTCAAGCGCCGGGGAACGTATTTATCCCCAGAAAAGGAGATCGCATTCAATTTTTAAGTTGGGTAACACTGAGTGGGTCTGACCCCGGGACAGCGAATATTTCTGATTACAATTTCGACATTGAGGGGTATAACTTAACTACGGTAACAGGGACGTCGACAATAGACAAGTTCTCTGTTTTCGTAGAATTCAATGCCGATTTCCCTGACTTCTCTACGCTAGGAGGGACGACGGATTATATTTTATGCGAGGTCTACACGCCATCTAACTCAACCTCTCCGGAGGTTTATTATGAGATAGGTCCAACGGTTTTGATCGACCAACCCGGAACAGAGTTTCGTACCGCCCCGAGTGTTTCACTTGAGAATTACGGGGATGCTATTTTGGTTTCTCAAAGATTCGACAACACATTCAACGGCGGAGGGCCGTACTTTATCACCCCGCAAATCGAAAGGAATACTCTACACAAGAACTCCACTGACGTCTTTACGGACTTCGGTAGAGTAGTGGTGAGAAACCCGGATGAGCAACAAAGATTCGAAAAGAACAAAATTCGCGCTACAGGGCTGTATACCGAGCTAAACGGACTATCGTCTTTCAGAGGTACAGACTATGTAAGATGCTCAATCGAAAACGGAACGATAGGAAAGTTAGCTTTTGTTGATGGAGTCCTATTGGCGATAGGTGAGTTCAAAACACAACCTATTTATGTCTCGCGAGGGAGAGTGATTGACGCATCCGGGCAAACACTTTTGTCAAGGTCGTCTAATCTATTTTCAATTGCTGACGAACTTCGTTACGATCTGGGTACTCAGAACCCCGAGTCAGTTGTGGTAAACGAAGGTGCATGTTACGCTTTTGACGTCTACCGAGGGACGGTTTGGCGGTATGTAGCTGGAGCGGGGCAAGATATTATCACTAAAGGTCTAGTGAATTTCTTTCAGGCGTTCGGTCAGTATGCGTGGGATCAGGGTAACGCAACAATAATCGGTGGGTTTCAACGTGAATATAATACTTATTACATTTCAGGCACAACTGGCTCGTCTTTTACCGCAGGGTACGACGAAGGATGGGTTTCTTTTTATTCGTTCTATCCAGAAGCCATGTGTTCTTTAGATCAAAGAATGGTTTCTTTTTACGAAGGCGGTCTTTACTTGCACGAAAGCGGCACTGTGGCTACCTACTATGGACTCCAAACCAAAGCTAAGTTAAAATGCCACTATACCCAAGGAGTCGAAATTAGTCCCAGTGAGATCCAGATCGTTGCCGACAAACGATGGGATGTACCCTTAGTTGAAGTTCCAATAAACGGAAACTACGCTTCGGGACAAACATCAAAAATACCCGACCTTCGAGCTTTTAATGGAGTATGGAAAGGCTCTTTTTTAAGAGATCAGAATGACCCTAACTTCCCATCTGGTGAAAGACTTCGGAGAGGAAGAAAGTTATGGGGGACAGTAATTTTGATTACTGTAGAAACAAACATTTTCTCAAGGCTACTATCTATTACGGTCAATGCAGTTAGAAAATCTAATTAGTATTGCGGCTGTCGCAATACCAACATTGATAGTCCTCGCTGGTTATGTGAGCTCTATCAATAAAAGACTTACTGTGATGGAAGAACATCAAACTTCCACGGAAAAGCGATTTATTTCAATTGATGAAAAGATCAAAGAAGTGGAGAAAGACAACGAAAACACGCGCGAAGCCGTGAATGCCATCCGAGTCTCGATGGCTAAAATCGAGACCTATGTTGACATGTCGAAAGATATTATGTCAAGACTGGATGGATACTTGCGTAAATCAGAAAAATAACTAGAATGCTATATTTAAACAAAAGGTTTGTTTATTTAAATTATTTTTTGTATCTTTATGGTATGGTCATAAAGGCTATAAAATATCGAATTTACCCAACTGAACTTCAGACTGAATTGCTTGACAAGCATATTAGCGCGTGTAGATTTGTTTATAACTTAGCCTTGGAGACAAAGCAGGCTGCGTGGTCATCAGTTAGGGTTAACTTATCTAGATTTGATTTAATAAATCAACTTCCAGACTTAAAGTCTCACTGCGAATGGCTAAAAGAGGTTAGTTCGCAATCGCTACAAGCTTCCGTTAGCAAAATGGACTCAGCATATACTAACTTCTTTAATGGCAAATCCAATTTCCCTAGGTTTAAAAACAAAAAGACAAGTAGAAAATCGTTTACCGTTACTTCTTTGCTTAGGGTTGGGAATGATTTTATTGAGATTCCCAAATTTAGAGAAGGAATAAAGGCTGCAATCCACCGTAAATTTGAAGGAAAAGTAAAATCGGGTGTAGTTTCGAAAACCCCAACTGGGAAATATTTTATTTCAGTTTTATTCGAAACTACCGAAAATACTCCCGTAAAACCAGTTGCAACTGAAGAAAACACAATTGGCGTCGATCTAGGAATAAAAACATTTGCTACACTTTCTGATGGTCGGGTGATCGAAAACCCAAGATGCCTAAAAAAGGCATTATCTAAACTAAAGTACACCCAACGCAAATACTCAAAATATAAAGGCAAGCGAACGAAACGAAAACTAGCTTTACTACATGAAAAAGTAGCCAACAAACGCAATGACTTTCTACATAAAGTAACTAAAAAGCTGATAGACGAGAACCAAGCTATCGCTTTGGAAACTTTGAATGTAGGCGGGATGATGAAAAACCATAAACTAGCCCAGGCGATACAAGATGTATCATGGGGTAAATTTAATGAGTTTTTGACCTATAAAGCCGAATGGTACGGAGTTAATATTCTTCGTATTGGTCGGTTTGAGCCATCATCTAAAATGTGTCATTGCGGTGTCGTAAATAAAGAACTTAAACTTTCTGATCGAGAGTGGACATGTAATTCTTGCGGATCAATCAATGACCGTGATTTATTGGCCGCTCAGAACATAAAAAAGTTCGCATTAATAAACCATGTCTCTAGGGTAGAGACTAAAAATCACGACGAACTGCCAACGTTAGTCGGAGTAATGACTCGTGAAGCTGAATTCAGTAACCCACAATCTAATTTTACATCATGGACCCAATGACAATGTTGGCGTTAGGCCAAGGAATTCTTGGCGGCGCACAAATGATAGGCGGATTATTATCCAAAGGAGATCGACCAGACTACCCAATCCCGCCAGCTCTCCGAGAGTCTTTGGCGCTGGCGCGTGTCAACGTAGCTGATCCTAATGCTCCGGGATATGGACAGGCTAAAATGCAAGCTGATCTTACCTTGAGTAACCAATTGGCAGCATCCCAACAGCAAGGCAACCCCCAAGAGTCTATTCAATCACTGGCTGGCGCTCAACAGAAAACCATGCGGGATCTTGAGATGTATAACCAACAGTCTCAACAGCAAGATTACGCTTCTCTTCAAGGGGAGCTTGGGAAACTGCAACAAGCTCAAGACCTTCAGTTCCAGATGAATCAATTTGCTCCGTATGCCGATAAATCTCAACAATCCAAAAACCTGGTTGGAGGTGGGCTTGAGAATCTTTTCGGAGCTGGCGACATGTATGCACAGATGGATATGATTAAAAAGATGTACGGAGGGCAGACAGGTGGTCAAAAACCACTTGATATGTCCAAACTCATGGAAGTATTGAAGTTTTCACTAATATGATTGGATCAAATTTAGGACAAGTTTATACCGGGCAACAGGGCAATCAACTGGCAACAGTTCTTGGCCCTAGCCGCGCTTTGGCGTCTTACGAAGGGTATGCGGCTAAAAAAGCCAATGACAAAGCCAAGGATGCTGCCGATCTGTCGAAAGGCATGATGGATGTTAAACCCGAAGAAGTTTGGCACTTTTATTCCGGGGCGCAGCAAAAGACATGGGAAAACTGGGTCAACAAAGGCGCTGAGATGATGCCCAAAGGCAACCCATTTAAGAGATACGACGATGAAGCAATTCAGTGGCAGATCGAAGGGTCTAGGATCAAGGCAGCCAACGAGAATATCAAACAAGCTAAAGCATTATGGGATAAAGCCATGGGGGATATCAACTCCCGTGGGGATGAGTATACTGACGAGTACAAAGAAAAGGTAAGAAATTTCGCCGCCAACAACCCGGTTGATGTAATCGCCACCGGAAAATTTGACTTCCCGCAAGCTGAATTCAAAAATCCTTCCACCATCCATCAAGATTATATGGTGAATGGGTTGGGCAATTTGGAGAAAGCAGCCGGAGACAACGTACTAACAGATCGTGATTTTAACAATTATTCTGTATCTTATTTCTCGACACCGGAAGCGGGGAAGAATGTAGTAGCTGCCAAGCAAATGTTTTCTTCTCTGGATCAGGAAACTCAGAACGCTTACATTTCAGAAGCTCAAAACACTCCCGGGTTCAATGGGCAAGGTTGGTTAGCATACGCCAACGACCAATTAAAAAGCCGATACAAAAAGCCTCCACTAGACATCGCTGCGGACGCACTAGCAATCGCAAACAAGGCAGAGCTATCAACTAGCGAGTCGTCGGTTGAAGATCGCTCACAAGTCACTATATCATCTTCTAAGAGCTTCCTTAAGAACTCAGCATACCCAACACAACAAGCAACTTCTTATTTTGCTAAAAACGCATGGGCTCTCAATGAACCTCAGTACATGGAAGCCTTGGGTGTTGATCCTAACCTTCCGTTAGAAGAGAGAAAGAAAAAAGCAATTGTTGCGATGTCAAAACAAATTAAAGACAATATTGCAACTAAATCAGAATACGGATTAAGCCGGGCGGGGTCAGGGAATCTTTCAGATTCCGAAGCCCGGGCTAACTATGATAAGTGGCGGATAAACCTAACATCTAAGGATAAGGCAACATCTACCGAAGCGGCAAACTGGCTGGTTCAGGGATTGGGAGTTGATAAGTCTCAAGTTGCCTCAGCGTTTGTTTCCGAGGACTACAACATAAACGAAAAAGGTAAACGGGCTTACGACCAATACACTATGGGCAAGCCGGACAAAAAAGTCAAAGTGCTTCAGATCGTTTTCCGGAATCAGGCCGAAATGGAGAATGCTCGGGAGAAAATGTACACCGAGATTAAAAAGGGTGGGGATAACTCCTCCGAGGGGAAAGCTTACTCTAACTTGGTTGACTACTACCGCAACGAGTCAAAATTCGGAACTGTCTTAAAAGTCCCTATCACTCCTGAAAACGAGCAAATCTTAAAAAGAATTCACGGCCAGACCATCAAGCAAACCAAAGAGCCGTTTGAAGCTGTCGGTAAGTCAATGCAGAAAGCCGAAATCGAAAACTATTTCAACCCTACTCAAAAAAGTGGCTGGGCTGGAGCCCCTAAAATTTAACCATGGAAGAACATCCAATTTTTGGATTCGCACGCAACTATAATCCAAAGTTAACCGACGCAGAAATTCAAGCAAAATATATCGACAATGGGCAGTATCTCAAAACGATGGAGATGCTGCGTAAAGACTCTTATTCGGACCTCAATCCGGATGAATTCTTGACTCGCTTTCATGCCAAGTTCGAGGATTTAAGTAAAAAAAAAGCGCAGTCAAACAGCCAAATATCGGGTTCTGGCGCAAGCTATTCATGGGATTCTGGCACACCTAAACTTGCTTCTCCTTCCACAAGGACATCACTTACTGGTTCATCCGGACCACTGACGCCGGAAGCTATTGCTGGATCTAAACGAGCAGAACAAGAACTTGCTTTGCAAAAAGCCCGCCAAAGACCTAACTTTGAAAAAGCTGCTGATCTTGACGACTATACTAAACAACAAGTCCAAGGATCAATTATAGCTCCAGAAAAAGAATATGAAGCCCGGTTGAATACTCTTCAGTCTGACTCAGGGAATCTCCAGAGAGCTGTAGAAGCTGCTGAGGCGCGTATTAAAGAAAAGTGGGGGGATAATTGGATGGAAGAATATTACGCTCGTCAACAAGCCCTAGAAGACCCAAATTACAAGTACGACAAGAACGAGATCATCAAGCGCCAAGAGGAGTTTGAGAAAGACGAATTTATTAACGACCGAAACAAGTTTATCACTGCACTTGAGGCTAATCAGAAGTCAGGCGCTCAGATCTTAAAAGACGACAAGTACGCCTACGCTCGGGCATTAGAAAAATACGACGCTGACAGGCAGAAGAAATCAGAAACAGAAGGCTGGGGTAATCTGACTTTGGGAATCCTACAAAGAGCAACCGGCAAGCTGGTTGGGTCTATCGGAGAGGTAATGAATATTGGAGAAAATCTTGTAACCGAAGATAAAACCTACGGGACTTGGGATAAGATCGAAGATTTCTTTATCGACTTCCAAGATCAAACCGCCAAAGTTGCTCCACGGCCCACTAAATACACTCGCCCCCTTTATACTAAAACCGCGAAGACGACTCTAAACGGAGAAAAAGTCGAAGTAGATTTCCAAGACGGCAAACCCACGGTCGTCAGAGATAGTAAAGGTTCTGTTATTGACGCCGATCCTAATCAATTTAAAGGACTAGAAGCTAAAAACCAATACAACGGCAAAGGTTTGTTTTATCAAACCGGAGAGGTTTTAGCCGATGCCATGGTGCAAATTGCCACCACAAAAGGCATAGGTGGGAGTTTAGTTAAGACAGGTATGGGGGCGAAAGCTGCCTATGCCACAGGGGTCACTGCTTCAACGATGGGTCAAATGGCTGGAGGTTTATATGATCAAGGTCTTAAGATGTTTGATGGCGATAAGAGAAAGGCAGCTCAGTACGCTACCATGACCGGCCTAGCAATTGGGGTGGGGTCTAATCTTTTTGGAGTTGAAGCAAGACTCGCCGGAGGACCGGGAGTGTTTGATAACATCACGATGACCCAAGCCGTAAAAGGTCTTACGCCAAAGGCCGCTGCCGCTAGAACTGCTACCAATTTTTTCAAACAAGGGTCAGGCGAGATGTTTGAAGAAACAATTCTTGAAAAAGCAATCGAAGGAGCTACTGCCATGGTTTTAAATGGCGACGCTGAAGACATCGATCTAAATGAGATGAAAGGGACAGCGTTAATTTCATTTGCTGTTGGGGCGTTAATGGGGGCAGGAGAGAGTGATTTTAAGAATTCAGCTTGGCTGGTGGCTGCTGAAAATCCTGAAGAGTTCAAAAAAGCCTTGCAGGCCGAGGTGGCTAATGGCAAAAAAGTTGACGTTGAAAAAATGTACAACAAAGCCCTAAAAATTAAAGGGCTAAGCGAGATAAAAGAGGTCAAGGAAGAAGACATTCCAAAACTCGACGAGCTCACCGATCTAAAAGACAAAGCTGAAAAAGCCAAAGCCATTGGTGCTGACGCTCAGGCTAAGGTTTTTAAAGAACAAGCCGAGGCGAAGGAGGTGGAGATTTTTAAGGAGAATGAGAAGGAGATTTCAGATGAAGTTGTTGCTGAATCCGCCGAAGTCCCTCAAGAAACATCTGCGCAAGAGCCTATTAATCAATATGTTGTAACTGGTGAAAATTTACCCGCCGAAATAATAGTAGAAGCGACTGCGCAAGAACCCGTTAATCAAGATGGAAGCTTGCCGACCGAAACTCCTCAAGAGATTACGCCAAGAACATACGAAGAATCTGTTGCGGCCAGCAAGAGTATCGCGGAAACCATATTGGCAGACAAAGAAATAACGAGACCATCCAGTAAGCCTGAATATGTTCCGGTTGACGACATATCTCAATTTGTGGAAGTAGACAGGGCTGTCGACCCTAAAACATCTGGAAACGTAGACGAATTAGCGGATCAGATCACTAAAGACGGCGGTATTAAAGAGCCAATTGTACTAACTGTATTTAAAGACAAGAAAGCCGTCATTACCGAAGGGAACCATAGAGTAGCTGCGGCAAAGAAGTTGGGCGTAAAGTCCATCCCCACCAGAGTTGAATTTTCAGATAAAAGATCAACCGACACTGGTTATGCTGAAACAGCCGTGAATTTGCCGGATACAGATTCTAGCGCAAGTTTATCTAGTTTGGAGAAAAAATATCCAACATCTCCAGTACCTAGAGCTATAACCTCTCCGACGTCCGTCGGGTTTGTCAACTCAAGATCATTGGAGGAGGTTGCTGCTGATCCATATGAGAATGTGATTGAAATTCAGGCAGATGAGAGTGCCTCCGCCGAAAAACCTCAAGAGGTTAGCTTGGGTAATCAAGACTGGACGAAAAACGCCGATACCCTATCTCTGGCCGACACGCTAACCGACATGGAGGAGGCATCCGCTGGAGCTGAAGCCCGGATGGAAAACGAAGAAGGCGGAGATAATTATGCAGATCAGCAAAAGGTTTATGACGAATTAAAAGCTAGAGGAGTATCAGAAGAAGATCTTCCGTTTTTAAGTAGAGTTTCAGGAGTAGACCCCGAAGGACGTGTTGCTGCTGCGTTAGGTAAAGACGAGGTAACTGAAGAGGATTTTGCTGAATTTGATAGGAGACAAAAGGAAGTTAGAGCGAAGTACGCAACACCAGATATAAGTGCGACATCTCAACAACCTGCCGAAGCAAACCCGAATAATCCAAATCGTCCAAAACCCAACATTCTCCCTCTGATCGAAGAAGTAAATAGTTTTGCTGCTCAGCCGGGCTTCATCACTGACAAAGTATGGGGAGTAATAGCGAAATCAGGGGCAATGAGTTGGTTAAAAAAAGCATGGAAGTACACCTTCTTTGGTCGTGGTGATCTTCCATTAGATGTTGCTCAACTCAACTATCGTAGAATAGCTCGGATCGAGGGGATGATGAAGCAATCTGAGCTGACGGCTAATAAACTCAAAAAGCTGATTAAAGGCAAAACACCTCAGCAGATTGAGGATTTAAACTACGCCTTACAGTCAACTGCCACTACTTATTCCGATGGTCGGCCAATTGAGCCTGAAGTTTTGGATCTAATTGGTAAGATGCGCGAACACGTAACCTCAATGTCTTCTGAGTTAATTAACACAGGAATTGCTGACGGAAACCTCGCCGCGATTATCTCCAAAAACCTTGATACTTACCTGACCCGTTCTTATCAGATTCACTTCAATAAGAACTGGGTTAAGAACGTGAAGGACACCGCTGTTTACACTCGGGCCAAGGCTTTTCTTGATAAAAAGTTCGCCCAAGAAGAAGTTGACGCTCAGGCTAAAATTGCAAAATACCAAGCAAAACTTCCTAATAACCCTGAATATTGGGGGAAAAGAATTGAAAATCAGAAAAAACGTATCGGTAGAGACGTAGAAGCTGAGCTTGATGCAATTTTGGAAAAACAAGCCAAGGGACTTTCTTTGGGTGACGTAGCCAAGAGCGGGTCGTTGGGCTCTATGAATTTAGGGGTATTTAAAAAGCGAAAAGAAATCGCCGAAGAAATCCGTGATGTTTTTGGCGAGGTCAAAGACCCCATTGTAAACTACATGACTTCTATTTTTAAAACAGCACATATTTTAGAGAATAATAAGTTCTTATCTAAGGTCGAAGACGAAGGGCGGGATAAGTTTTTGTTTGAACGCCCAACCGGGGCTTACACCACACAATTCCCTGACACTCCCCAAATGGGGCCATTGGCTGGATATTATTCTACTCCTGAGATCGTAGAGGCTTTTAGACTTTACAATAAACCTATCGGCGACATGACCGAGGAAGGAGATGTTATGGGCTTGGTTTACAAATCAATGCTCGGAATAACGTCTCGGGCAAAGTCATTCATGACTATTTTTTCTATTGCGTCTGCCGCAAGAAACTTTACTTCAAACTTATTACTACAAGCCCAAAAAGGTTTGTTTAATGTAGCCGACCCTAATATAAAAAAGGCATTTGATTTATTTAAGGGCAATAATGAGGCCGAATTGGTTGAAATGTATTCACTCGGGGTTTTGGGAGATGGGATTACTTTCGGAGAAATCGCTGACGTTAGAAAACAGTATGCTAGAAAGTTCGCAGGAGTCGACAATACCACCCAAGGCAAGCTGGCCGAAAAGGGGCGAATGGTAACTCAGTTTATGTCTCACATCTACCAATTCGGCGATGAGTTTTATCGGGCTATCGACTACTATCGGAACCTAGACAAGATGGCTCGGCTTTACAAGGGTGCTGAATACGACACCTTAAGCCCAGATGTGCAACAAGAAGTCAAACAATTGGCCGCTGAGCGCGTTTCAAGCGAAAACCCAACCTATTCTCGGCTCCCAAGGAACATCAAGGCTCTCCGCCGCAACCCTTTTGTAGCTCCGTTCCCATCCTTCCCTTACGAGATGGTTAGAGTGTCTTATAATATCATGGCTAATTTAGTCCAGGATATGAAGATGGGCCAAGATACGAAAGTAAAGGTAGCCGGGGTGGACATGTCTTATAAGAACTTGATGCTAGGTAAGGTGATGGCTGGCACAATGGCTGTGTCCATTGCTCCATTTCTCTTAAAAGAGCTAATTACAAATATGCTCGGCTGGGCTGACGATGACGATGAAAAACTAAAATATTTCGTTCCTTTTTACCATGAAGGATCTCTTTTAATCCCATCACCATGGAACGAAAAGAAAGGCTCTGTTGACTATTATGACTGGGGTTATATGTTCCCTCAAGGGCACATTTTATCTACTCTTTCAACGGTTTCTGATGAGCGCTTCTCTCCTGCTGAAAACGCGGGTCGGGCAGCAGAGAAATTCTTTGAGCCATTTTACACTATCGACCCTTTAATGAAATCGTTGCTGGAAGCCACCTATGGCCAGCAGTTAGGTAAAACAGGGCGACCAATTTCTCAAGTCGGTGAAACAGACTGGCTAAAAGCCCGGATGGAGCATGTAGGGAAGAAGCTCACTCCCGGCACACTGAAGTCGTTCGAGAGAGTATTTAGGTCTTTTAATGAACCAGAAACCGATTATTACGGAAAATTAAACCCAATACAAGAGGGTATTGCGATATTCCCTGGATTTAGATCTTATAACGTGGACATTCATCGGTCGTTTGGATTTCTGGGTCGGAATATGGCCGATAAAATAAATGATTCAAAGGCAGATTACGGGGTGGAGAAAAATAAAGAGCAGGTCAAAGCCTTACCCGAAAAGGACCGTAAAGAACACCTTGCTAAAGTAAAAGAAAGAGAAATGAAGGACTACTCTAAGTTTGTCATGGATTTCCATGAAATATATATGGCAGCTATCGAGTTCCCAGGAGTCGACAAAAAGAAAATAGATGAAGCACTTAAGGATTTGCGACTAGACGCCGTTACGGTCAAAGCAATCCAGACTGGAGAGATAAAAGAACCGCAATTTCTTAAGAAATAAATTTGGAAAATAAAAATAACAATGCTACATTTGCATCGTAACAAAGTGTAAATGAAAAACATTAAAAAACTATTCGAAGAAGTAAAGCCGGATTTCTTCTACAAAAGAAGACCTTATCGGCTTTACCGTAAAGATCTCGGAGCGGGTCGTTTTTATTACGAGTTTATCGGCGACGAAGTGCGTCATTATTGCTCCGTAACAAATTTGAGTGACAAACTCCTTCCGAAGGGGATAGAGTTTGTCAAATGGGCCATGAAGCATGGGGAGCAAGCCGAAACCATCCGGGATGCTGCCGCCGCCTACGGAACAGCGTATCACACTTGTTGTTCCATGAAAGTAAAACAAGGCGGGTTCGATTTTGATTGGCTCTCCCGTATTACTAAAGGAAAAACAAACTTCGAAAACATGTTAGGCGATTACGCTCACATGGCTCCGAGGTGGATCGAAGGGTTTAAAAAAGGTTTGACGTGTTTCTTTCAATTTTTGGAAGAAAAAGTCACTGACATTTACGCTATTGAACTTCCTATACGTTCTCAGCTAGGTTATGCTGCTACGTTAGATATGGTTTGTGAGCTTATGTTTAACGGCAAGCCAGTGGTAGCTGGAGTGGACTTCAAATCTATGATCCTTGAACCAGGATCATCCAAGAAAAAGGAGTTCCATAATGGCCATGAATTCCAATTGGAAGGCCAGAAGTTTTGTTGGAATGAGAACTTTCCTGAGTTGCCAATTACTCATCTCTTCAACTTTGCCCCTACGAATTATAAAGGAGACGTTCCTACCTACGAACTAAAAAACCAAACTAATAATAAATTCTCACGAGATCTAATCTCCCCTAACGGTCCTATCAATCTTTTCGTAATGAAAATGCTTGAGGCTAAAACTATGGGGTATTTAGACAAACCAAGTTCCAAGTTTTCCTTTATTCAAGGGAAATTTGAAGGAGCGTTTGATGCTTCAAAACACATTATCAACTATCAATTATAACAAAACAGTAACAAAATGGGATTATTTGATGGCAAAGTAGCGGGGTCTGGTAAAGGCCTGCCAATTGACGCTACAATTACGTGGAACTGCGACAAGAAAGGTTTCTTCTACTCAGCCAAAGATGTTTGGAAGGAAGTGAAAAATATCTGGGCAATTGTCATCCGTTCCGACGTTTACCGAATTGGAGGCGGTAAAGAACCTTTTGAATTTCGTTCTGAATACGGAGCCTCTGTATTCACTCGGGGCAAAAAAGTCCGAACCAAGCTATACAAGGGTAAGGAGATGGTGAATGATTTTGGACTCATCGATTGGTTTAAAGTTCGCAACGAGCGAGACTTCGCCGATTCTGAGTTCAAAAACTTCACACTCGTAAAAATGTTGTCTTACGACATTGAAGACAGCGGGAAATTCCGCAAGAACGGCCCGGATGATCCGAGCATTGTTCTGATCCACTCCAAATACACGGGGTATAAGAACATCGAAAAGAAAGTCGAAGAGCTCAAATTATCTCTAATCACTGAAGGTAAAGGAGAGATTGCTGAACAGATTTCTGCCTATGAATTGGGGGGGGTTGGCATCAAGTACTTAGGGCAAACAAACACCTTTAAGAGCGAGAAGGTAGGGAAGGAGAACACCTACCCTGTGCCAGAGTTGGTTTGGTTAAAAGATACCAAGCCCGAGATCTTCAACGAAGCTATGAATCAATGGCATCGATTCAACGAGGAGCTGCCCAAATATTGGGCCGGCGACTTTGACGACTATGTCCCGCAGGAACAGGGAGAATCAACTCCTCCCCCACCGCCTACTGATGTGTTTGAAAAGAAAGACGATTTACCGTTTTAATCAAAGATGGGGAGATATTAATATCTCCCCATCCAAATCTTTAACAATGACTTGGAGAGAATTAGTATTCGAAATTTGCCACAAAATCCCGGATGAACAATTCGACGATGAAGCAAAAATTTACCTAAGCAATCGAATGCTTGGGACTGCACATACTATTAAGCAACATGAAGGCGAGGTTTTTATGTCTAACTTTAACGACGGAGAAACCCCTATTATCAAACAAGGAGAATGGACAATCGAATGAAAAACATGATACCTCTAGGCGCGTTTATCGCCGCAATCCTAATGGCCTTCGGGCTGAATAAGTGTGAAGTTCCGGCTGATGTAGCTGAGACAATTACCAAGGTAGCCACAAAGACTGTCGTTAAGGTGGACACGGTTTATGTGCCTTATGCAGTCAAAAATACCGTCGTTAGCACGAAGCATATCGACAAGATTCGGGTCATCCGGGATTCAATCCATTATGGACTGCCAGATTCCGTAAGTTTTTACGCCTTTAGGTCGCAAATCGCCCGGATGACTGTCGAAGCGGAAAAGCTCCAAAATGAAAATGAACTTTTAGTTGAAGACAAAAACAGCTTGGTTGACATTCTTTCTCAAACGACCAACGATTTGTGGATTGAAAGAAACCGTGTTGTTAAGGATTCAGTTACCTACAAGAAGTTCAAACACGGTTTAAGCGCTTCCTACGGCATTTTAATTGGCAGCAATCCAATCTATCAACTATCCTACGAAAAGCCACTCACGCCAGCCCTAAGCCTCATAGGAGGGGTTATGTGGAACGGGAAGCCGGGAGTAACTGGTGGGATTAAAATTATGTTCTAATGTGGCAACCAGAAAACACTGCCCCAAGAACTGGGGAATGGATTGTAGTTAAATACTTAGATAACCACCCCTTTACGGTTAGATGGAATAACCCATTCCCAGCAGACGAAGCTCTAGCTGATTTTAGGGATGAGAGAGGGAAAGCTAGGTTGTTTACAAAATGGATGCCATGCTTATAGTATTTTCAATCTACTTTGGAGTCCTTATTTTATTCCTCACAGATTTTAAGCTTAGATACCATATCTACGTTGAAAAATTTGAGGATGACATTCAATTAAATGAGTGGGACGAGAAGGAATTCAAAGTTGAAATCGTATCAATGATGCTTATTTGGCCATTAAAACTTGAAAGCTTATGTGGGCGATGACAGTAGCTCCGTTTTCGGTAGATGATTCTAAAATCAATATGCTGAAAGCCGGAATCAAAGAAGCGGAGTCTTATAAATGGTTGAGCCTTAAAGATGGAATCTACCAAGTCACTCCATGGGGGAAGATTGCTCAAGCTGTTTTTAGGACCAAGTACGACAACGGAACTGAAGCCGATCAAAAGGCTGCGGCCATGAAACAACACTTGAAGGGGCATGGTATTCATCCGGGTAATAATCCTGGATTCAATACAGCTCCGTTTGGATGGTTGGTGAGGTACATGGGTTTCTATGCGGCTATGGCTAAGGCAATCGAATACAACTCGACAATACACGAAACGAAGTGCGGGGCTGAGTTTTTATCACTCTTTAAGACCCACTACTTGTTCGAATGTAAAGCACCGGAAAACACCGTGTCGGACTTAAGTTACGACCAAACAATATCCTTCAAAACTCCAGCACGGGGAGAAGGGGCTGGGTACTGTAATGGAGTTCACTTTAGGACGTGGGAGATGGAAATGGAATCAAAGGGTTATTCCGTCAAAAACGGCGGGATAAAAATGAAATATTTAATTGAATGAAAAAACTTATTTGTTTAATTGATTTTGACGGGACATGTTGTACCCACGAATTCCCAGCCATCGGTAAAGACATCGGCGCTGCCCCTGTTTTGAGAGAATTGGTAGCTACTGGGCATCAACTTATCTTATGGACTATGCGTTGCGATCACACCGAACCTCCCGTCACTGACGACCCCGATATTCACCCACACGGCGGATGTTATTTGTCTGAGGCAGTGAAATGGTTTGAGAATCGCAACATTCCGCTTTATGGAATCAATACGAATCCAACTCAAGAAAAGTGGACCTCTTCGCCAAAGGCATACGGTACGCTTTGTATTGATGACATTAACCTTGGAGCCCGGCTGAGCAAAATCGGAGATTTAAGGCCGTTTATCAATTGGCTTGATACGTATCGTGATCTATACGAGTCTGGCATCCTAACTAGAAACCCCGATGTTATTAATGCAGTATTCAAAGAAAGGGCTAAAATAATCAAAAGCTACATGTAATTCTTCTTGTGAGGTAGGAGCCACATAAAGAATTTTATCACCCTTAATGCCGTGGATGACACTCCTACTGTCTGAAGCGGCATTTCTCATTATGTTTAAACTCAGAGACTACCAACAACGAGCCGATCAAGCTATCCTTGATTACATAGCAATCGGCAAACGTAGGATTTTATACGTAGCGCCTGCCGGCTCAGGCAAAGGGAGTTGCATCGCCTATCGGATAGCAGACTGGGCCAAGCAAGGGAAACGAATTTTATTCACGACTCACAAGCGGAATTTAGTAAGCGGTACAAACGCCCTGGCTGACCGCCTAAAGAAACAAATGAACTTCCATGACTTCGGGTTTTGCCTCTCAGGAGTGAAGTCTGCTCGTAAGTCAGTTATGTTATCGACTTACCAAACTGCCCTTAATCGCAAGCTAGACTTTGATGTCATAATGATCGATGAAGCTCACCGGACTCCGGCTAAAGAATACCAACGACTTTTAGAACAGTTTAAAGGGAAGATAATCATAGGATACACGGCTTCGCCGGTGAGAATGAAGTCCGGTGAGAGTTTTGAGAACGACTTTGATGTCCTGCTCCAGTCCACAACAACAATGAAGCTGATTGAGCAAAAAGCCCTTGTCCCTTTTAAACTAATCGCTCCGAACGTAGGGTTGGATTTTACCGGGATAAAAATCAGGCCAACCCCGGATGGAGATGTCGACTTCAACCAAAAAGAAGTATTTAAGAAATTCGACAATGATAGAATCTATCAAGCAGCCATAGACAAATGGAAGCAGCACTGCGAGAACCGCCAGACTATAGTTTTTACAACTAACAGAAAAGAACACGCTCACGAGACTGCTAAGCGATTTAACGAGGCCGGAATAAGTGCTAAGGCGATCACATCAGACATGGGACCTGAAGAACAACTAAGGGTTTTAAAGGAGTTTGAAGACGAGTTATTTAAAGTTTTAGTCAATATTTCTATGGTGTCTGAAGGTGTCTCGGTGGATAACTGCGGAGCCGTCATGCTTCTCTGCGCCACCGCTTCTATCGTGAAATATATCCAAGCTACCGCTAGGGCTGCAAGGCCAATCTGGGACGGAAGTAGCTGGGCTAAGGATGGTGATATTTACGTAAAACCCAACGCCATTATTTTGGATTTAGGAATGAATGTCCGTCGCCACGGTGGCCCTGAGCAGTTTGACGTAATGGGGTTTGACCTTACGGGAAAACCTAAACGTGACGGCGTGGCTCCGACTAAAACTTGCCCTCAGTGCGATCATGTCCAAGCTGTTCAGGTGCATTTCTGTAAAAACTGCGGCTATAAATTTCAATTTAAAGTCACAGATGATAAAGTACACGCCGACGAGGTTGATTTTGAAGAGGTTGATCAGATTGATTTGTTTATTGATAAAATCCTAGCATCTTCAGGGGAAGCTATTAAAAAACGTTTCGCTGCTGTTCAAAGACCTGAGCTTTTAAGGATCACCGCAGCAATAAAAGGATGGTCCGACAGATGGGCAGTCTTCGCTGCTAAGACTTATGGTTATACTTCACTTGATCCAAACACCCAATACGATCAAATCCTCGAACTTTTAAAAGCTGAGGAAGACGAAAGTGGGATTTGGAAATATCACGAAAGACTATGTACAAAAAAGAAGTAGAAATCACAACCCAACAAGCGTTAGAGCTTTCTCTTAAAATGGGAGTTCACGTCGAATCAATGGGTTATGAATACATCTCAGGAGATGTATTACTCCAGACTTACACTAACCATTTTTTTATTGTTAAAGATGGAAAATTTCTTGGCAATAAAGTAAAATTATGGTCGGATGGTATTATATTTGAAACGACAAAAGGTCTGAAGAAATTCTTCGGCCAGCAAGTACCTAACAAAATTAACATAAGATGGGGCCAAAGTGGGTTAAAGTAAGCGCTAAATACGACGTAGAAGCGCTAAAAGAAGGTTTAAAGACCAAACAACCGTGGGCTGTTAAACAAATAAAAGAAATCGCTCAGGCCGAAATCCTGAGCCAGTCTTTTGTTTACAAGTATTTTCATTACTGGATGGATCTAAAGGTAAAGAGAGATCGCCCGGATGAGATTAAACTCTTCATTAAAAATGAAGTAGAGCGCCAAACTGGATGGAACTTTAGAGAATTCCTTAAAAGGTTGAAAAACAACGAGAAAAGAGCAATTGACTGCTTAAAAACAGTACAAGTATTATCCGAGGTCTCAGAACATTTCTTCTATACACACTTTAAGGAGTTTTCTAAGCATGACTTTCAAAGGACCCCAAGAGATATTTAAGCGCTGGCGAGAAATACCAGAACTTAGAGAAGAGTACGAAAAAGTAAAAAAGAATTACTCACACCTACCGGATAACAAAGCCGAATGCATGGCTCGTGGTGCGGTTTTAAATTATTTCACATGCGGTCAATGGCAAAAATGGTTGCCTATCTTTCAAGAGAAAGAGACATCACAGACCTCCTCAAGTTCGCAGAATTCGTCGAAGACGTAGAAAAGGGGGAGCATTATATTTTTAGAGATGGTTCGAGGTATCTTTTAAATGCTCCGCCAACTGATGGAGCAACAAATCCGTTGGTAAATATTTCAATCGATACTTTGGCAAGACTTCGGCAAATGGAAGCTGAGTATGAGCAACTTGTGTTTTTAGTAAAACAAAATTGGGGAGACGAAATGATTATTCTTGCACAAGAACTCGCAGAATAGTCCCAGGCTCTCCTTTGATTTGGTTGACGATGGGCATGTGCATACATCCTCCATCGTCAACCGGGCGGTCGTTAGGGCAGATTTCCAACTCTACAAGTCTGTCTTCCCACCATTTTAAAGATCCGACTGCGTTGACGTGATCTAAAACTCTCTTCCCAATTCTGGTATACTCTATTGTTACGTTCCCCTTGGCTCTTGGGAATGGAATGCCGTATTTTTCTTTTAACTGAGCGATCATGTGTTCCTTGATTTTTGACTTCATCCGGGCATCCATATGTCGTTGTTTTTGCATTCTATTCAGACTCGGAGTGTTGAACTCGAAGACTAATTCGATAAGCATTATATCTGAGCTTGAGTTGTTGGGCATATTTGACTCCTTTTGCGTTAAGTTTGATCGCTTCTTTCTCATTTAAATACTGTTTGGCTAAATCAAATAAAATAGGTTTCCCTTCGGGTTTAAACGAATGAAGGCAGTAGCTCATTATCTCATCTTTACTTGCTAGTTTTTTATCTAACAGATAAAGACAGATAAAAGCTACTGCCTGTTCTTCGGGTTTCATTCCCAGCCAAAACCTAAGCGAAACTAACTCCTCGTTCATTCAGGTCGGTGTGGTAAGCCATGAGGAACTGATTCCAGTGCTTGTATAATTCACCTTTAAAGTGAATGTAAGACGAATATCGCTTCATGGCAATTTCAGCAGCCATCAGGTTTCCAATTACATCATTCTCTTCTGGAACATAATTGTACGCCTCGATGTCTGTCTTGCCTTCGGCGTCGTGATCAAAGATAACTTCCATATATTTTAATTAGGTATTCTTTTAGAATCGGATCATCCGGGCGGATGATATACATTGGGGTTTGGTGCTTCATGTACTGGTCGTGCCACTCCTGAAGCCACTCTTTGAATTGTTTTTTGTCTCCGAAGTATTCGTGGGCTTGGCGAGTCAACGCCATTAGGTTCTCGATGTTATCTCTAATCTTAGAGCCACCCATTTGTTTTGCAACTATGTGGTGAATGTCAGCACCGTTAAGTCCAGTAAGTTCGCAATCCCGAGTTCCGAAAAATTCTTCGTAAACCTTGATATGTTTACTCATAATTACGAAATAGCAAGTACATAAAAAGACATAAAAGAATAAAAGCAACCCCAACAATAGAGATTACTCCTATTTTGTCTGGGAAAAAGAATCCGATTGGAATCAACATAATCGCAGCAATTCCTGCTGCTAATAGGGCGGTACGTTTCATAAAAACGAATCTAGTATTAGGTTTAAAAGTCCTTCCACCATCTTGGTGAATGTCAAGATCAAAGCTAAAACAAAAACTGCTATGATCAAAACAATTTTAATTATTTTCTTCATAAAAGATGTAAAATTTACGGTTTACTTGTCGTTGATTTACGTATTCTCGTACCCAGAGGTAGATTTTGCAGCGATTTGGCCCAACCGGGATCTGTGCGCGCCAATTATAAGTGTTATGTCGCCATTGCTGTCTCCCGTCAGTGACGACATAATCGTAAATTGTAGTAACTCCAAATGCCGGAGGCGGAGCAACTATCATGAGCCCGGATGGGTTTCGAAAAGCAATTTGTGCCGAACATTGGATTGCAACAACAAGAATGCAGGCCAGGATCAAGTATGTTGTTTTCATACAAATTTTAGTTTAATTTTATCCCACCACGAAATATCTTTTACAATTACGTACTTTTCAAGTTGGTATTGGTCCAGTTTCCTTCCCATAAACTGGAATCCATTATAAAGCCCCCAGCTTACCGGCCAGTCCAAAGACAGGTCTCCCGGTGGGGGATTTTTAAGTTTGAGGCGCTGGCCGCTATACACGAGCTTGCCGTTTCCGTCTTTCATTTTACTGTTCACTCCTATCATAAAAAATCAATTTTTTGGTTATGAGATTTCATCCACTGCAAAGTGCGGTCGATGTCTTTTTCGTCCGATGTAAAGGTACGAAGCCAGTTGGTCATTTGCAAGTCTAGGACGCCAGAATTTTCAAATATAGTATAAAGATTCTGCCAACCTACTAAAGCTGCTTCACGACCTTGTATGCGGTCTACAAGAGTAACGTTGTACATTTCTCCAGTCCGGATGGCATCGTGGACGTCCTCGTCTAACCTAACACCTAAATACCGATAGGTTGTAAGTAGGTTTTTGTGACCAAATTCCTTTTGAACTTTAATTGCAGCCAGAAGCCCTCCACCGAAGTGTTGAAAAAGTGCAACGGCAAAAGCCTTCCTAATCATGTGAAACCCAATTTGACCACCCAAAACGGTTTCGTCGATGCGTAGCTCAGCGCAGTATTTTTCCAATCTTCGGTTAATGGCTTCATAGCTAAGCATTTTACCGCTGTTTCCGGGGAAAAGAAGATCATCCGGGTTCAAGATACTTCCGTCTAAATATTTCCCTAAAGATGCCTTAAGAAGAGGATTGATAGGCGGAGTGCGCTTTGTTCGCCTTCCGTTACGGTCTTGCTTTGTTGTATAGAAAAGAATGTTGTCACGAATCTGGTATTCGTACTTAAATCCTTTTTTCGTCTCCCCCCACCGGCACGTCCCGTCCACGTATTCCCAGTCAATTTTGCTTAAAGGGGTTGCAACGTGGGCGACTTGTAGTTTTAAAACCTCATTCGCCCGAGGGCCGCAGAACATAAAAATATCAAATAAAGCTCCGTACTTCACCTCTTGGTGAAATTTAGTACGGAGCTCATTTAATAACCCTTTAGCGATGGGTGCAGTTGAGGTGTAGATCATCGCTTACAGTATTTTACTTGTGACTGATGGATGCAGGGGTTGTATTTGGGTTTGCCGCAAAAGGAACACTTGTTAACAGCTTCTTTGCGCTCGATATAGTACCACGGGAAAACATGGTACTCGATTGTTTCTTCTGTCTCAAGAACTGGTTCAGTAGCATTTTTAGGTAGCTTTTTATATACCTTGGCTTTTTCAGATAAAAGATGATACTTGACTCCCATTAGATTTGAATTTTTAAATAGTTAAGAATATCGAAATACATCAAAGCCCATACCCCAATGGAAATAAGGCTCCATATGATTCGGTCTGCCATCGTTTGACGAGGGACGAAGATTTTAGTCCATCCGGGATTTGCTTGCTCAAAAATAAACTGTCTGGCGTCAGCGTTTCCCTTTACTTTGAACCAGAAAAAATGAATCCAGCTCACTGCCCATTTCCATTTTAAAGAAACAGTAAAAGTAAACGACCGCCCGGTTGGGTCGTCTGTCACGTCCGAGAGAATAGGTTGGCCTGATCCCCAATTTATGACCATTTTATGTAAAACAAGTCCGGGGTAAGTTGATAACATAATATCAACTAAATTCCCGCCACTTATGAAATAAGTAATGATCGGAAGTCCTGTTTTAAAGATCTCCACTAAATGAATAGAACCCCTCCATAACTTCCCTTCAAAAGAGAGATACGCAAACACCACGCCAATTGCTGAAACAACATACCATCCGTTCAGCATCCAACAGATATACCCAATCAAAACTAAGGCCCAAAGCTTGGCGATCATTTCCAGTTTGGCGTAGTATAAGGCGTTTTGAACGCCAGAAAGTGCTCTAAAAAGTGTCAGTGTCCACATTAGTTTAAATATATTTTTTCGACTTGAAAGATACCTTTCCATTGCATATTCTCGATAGCCAGTACCGCTTCTTCGTATGAATTAAATTCTTCCGCAAGAACTATCATTGTGGTAAAAAGATCAACTCCTTCGTGCTTGCCTTGAAAGTACCCGTAATTACCATTTTTATAAAACTGTTTGATTACAAACTTCACTGCCATTGTATCGGAATATTTTTAAGCACCTCTCTGCGATCTTCATTAATCTTTTGTAGTGCTCGGTGTTTGAAATCTAAGTCCTGAGAACCAATTACTTCGGCTTGTTTGCGAGACAGCATTTCTAAAAGTAATTTAGAGATAATAATCTTCGCTTCAATCTCGGGTTCGGGGGAGTATTTATAAATATATACTCCCCCGGTTGGTTCGTTTTGTAAAATTAAATCATCTTGGTCAATAATGCAAAAATTTACTATGTTTTCTCTAATTAAATTTTTCAACTCTGGTTTTGCGAAGTATAAATCGATTAATTTGTCTTCTAGGTCCACCGGTCGGTAGGAAATCATCGACTCTATATCCTCCTGAGCGACACCGTATTGATCGGCAAACTTTTTAGAGTAAATCTTAGCGGTGATAGGGTCTTGGATAGCCGTGCAAACATCTCGAATGTGATCTGCGATTTCATTTGGCGTTCCTTTTATTTGTCTCGTTAAATATTCAACAGCTTCAATTTCTACGAGAGGACCATGGTGTTCATCCGGGTCGCAATCAAGTGGAACGACGTAAACATCCATATTCCACTGAATAGCAGTTTTGATAGCCCGGATGGTCGCAGCAGCTCCCGCGCTGTCGCCATCGAACATAAATACGACCTTATTGCAATAACGCTTAATAAGGTTACAGTGTTCCTCAGTAAACGCAGTTCCGCAGGACGCTACGACATTTTTAATGTCTCGTTGGTGAAGAGAGATAACATCCGTGTAACCTTCAACAACATAACAAGACCTTAACTTGCGAATAGAGTCCTTAGCCTCGTATAACCCGTATAAATAATTAGACTTTTTGTAAGCTGAAGTTTCTGGTGTGTTAATGTACTTAGGATGCCCAGTAAGTGTCCGACCGGCAAACCCCACGATTCGACCGGTGAGATTTTTAAGCGGAACGGAAGCTCGGTCGTACAACAACTGTTTGCCATCTTTATAAACTCCAGCATCATGTAATAAATACCAAGTCTTTTCGTTATAGGGAACTTTGTCGCACCATCCCAACCCGAATTTCTTAATCGTTTCTTCCGTATACCCCCGAGACTCCCAATATCCCGTGTCACCATCAGCCCAAATCTTTTGGACCATTTCATTGATGTGAAAAACCTTATCTTGGCGTTCGTAAACCTTATCCTCGATTTCAACTCCGGCTTCTTTGGCTAAAATACGTTTGGCTTCTGGGAAGCTGACATTTTCAATAGCCTGTATAAACCCAAAGTGATCGTAATGGATGCCGCACCCAAAACAATGCACGTGGTCGTCCTCCACGACAAAAGAGGGAGTCTTCTCGGCATGGAAGGGACAGAGCCCTTTCCATCTGGACCCTGACCTACGGAGAGAGGTGTAGCGCCCAACTAGCTCTTTCAAGTCTAGTTGGGACTTTATTTGATCCAGCATGTTGGGTGTATTCTAAAGCGAAGAAAGTGCTTGTAAAATTGTTTGGTATTTCTTACCCCAGTAAACTTCGGACTTAAAAACCAATCCTCCGGTTTTAAAGGCTAACTCCGTAGCGTCACGCCGGTCAAATTCATCCGGGTCGCTCAATGAAAAATTCCCGTTAGAGTAGTGTTTGTCGCCTTTCTTGACGACAAAAGTTCCCAAGTTTAATTCAAGGTCTCTGCCTTTCATGTATCCGCGCGATTCGATTTGTTCCTTCTGCTTAAGGAGGTCTTTTCGCATTTGGTCGTGTAGTGTCATTCTGGTAAAGTTAAGAAGATTAGCAATAGATGATCAAGAACGTCGTCTGTCAGCAAACCCATTGCGGAAAGAAACTTTAAACAGTCTTTTACCTGACTCTGGTTTTCAAACTCCGTTTCTCGAATAAATTCGATTGATGAGATGATAGATAAATAGCTATTTAACATAGTCTTTAGGGTGAACAGGTTTGCAGCCCAAATCTAAAAGTTCAAAGAACAATGCCTCAATGAAGTTTTGAACATCGTATCCTTCGAACTTCTCATCAAAATTAATGATCATTTCTGAATATCCAAGACTTTTGCGGAAAATATTTATCGCAACATCTTTTGATACCGAAATCCCGGTTGACCTCAAGTGATCTTGGCACAACTTAGCCAAATGAGAGAACAAATACGCATTCTGCCTACGTGTAGCTGTAGTAAGCGGAGTAAGGTCAACTGCGTAGTCTCCATCAGGCATTTCTCGAAGGTGTTGTTCGAGGATTTTTAAGTCAATTCTTCCGTTTCGCTTAGATACTATCATTCATGATGTCATAAATCTCTTGAGGAGATAGGTAATCACATTTCCCAAGAAGTTTGAAAAACTGATCGTTGATTGCTAACTCGATTATATCCTTGTCTTCATCAGGGCAATCTACAGACTTTCTGTCGAAATTCACCTCCCACAAAAGTTGCCCAATCCATACTCTTGCGAACTTTTTTGCTTGCTCTTTAGTCATGGTTTGTCGATTTCAAGATAACCCCACTGAATACGAATGAACGGAAGCACAAAATTATGAGCAACCCCACCCATTCCAATTTCTTCTTTCAAGTACACGTCCTTCCAGTATCCAATCCCGATCACTGGGCAAAATTTAATGTAACGCGATTTGATAATGTGCTTAGTCACAGCTCGGAAATTTAACCACCATCGGAGTAAATCCAACGGCGATGTTAGTAATATCCACATTCACCAAGACGCGACCAGTTTGATAGTCGTGACATTCTGGCATATAGAAATTTGCACCTTCACGGTATCCATTCACCTCTTGGTAGTACGGCCCAGCGAAATCTGTCAAGATTTTAACTCGACCCGTTTCGCAAGGAACAGGTATATCGGTGCACGCGAACGATCCGATAGCAATTAGGATCGTAACTACAACAACCCAAAACCAATGGTTTTTTAAAATTTTCATGATATTAGAATGGCAGGTCGTCAGCTTTTTCGCCTTCGTCCTCAAAGTGAAAAATAGGCTTTTCGTCAATTTTTGAACTAGCTCCATAATAGAATGGCTCATCCAGTTTGATTCCGCTAATTTCTAGTCCTGGGTCTAGTGGGACTACGGCTTGTTGTTCTCCAACGAACCTGACTAAAGCGGATCCAAGCCTAATACGGTTTCCTAGCCCAACAAACACCTCCATGAGTCCGGATGACCTTACGCCTTTGAACGGTCCGTCTTCGAAATTAACCAGCCCGTGAGCTTCTGGCCTGTGAAGTAAGATCACTTTTGTGGATTGCATCAAAGATGACTGACCGCCCCTAGCGGAGTACACCGTAGGCCTAAACGCTGGCTTTACCAAAAATTCTTTATTTACTTGATGGAAGATACAAATTGCGACCTTGTGATGATTTGCTAGTTTTCGCGCAGAGGCTATAACTTGCTGGTAAGCAGTCCATCCCTTGTCTTGAATCACTTCGTCAAACAGGTTTAACTGATCGTACATGAAAAGATCCACTCCGTGAAGGGATTTATACGTAGTTATTTCTTCCTGCATATGTGGAATAGATAGCCCACGGTTAGATATGAATACCTTTTTGTCTTTTAATTCATCGAGGGATTGCAGGAATTTATCGTCTGATATTACCGACCCGTCTTCGAGCTCAGCCGTTCGGTGGTTACTCATTACTGCCAGCGGTCTCATTAGAACGTCTATCTCAGTCATTTCTCCAGAAGATATAAAAACGCCCGAGTTTGTTTCGATTGCATTTTGTATAATCCTAGTTGCTACTGAGCTTTTCCCCTCCTTAGGAGCCGAAAGAAAGACTGTAACATCCCCGGGAGCATAACCTTTTATGAGTTCATCTACGTGAGAAATGCCAAATAATGGCTTCCACGGGCCTTTTATTCTTGCTTCTGACATGTAGGCTAAAAGTGGCTCTATTAGGTCTTCAGCAGAATGTATTCTTCGGTCAGATATGTCGCGTATTGCATTTATCCTGTCTGAGAATACCTTCATAGACATATCAATACTGTGCCGTTCGTTCATTTTACCCAGCTCGACGATGGCTTCAGTAAATGCGCGCTTCTCAAAAGCAATCTTAAGGTCTTTAAAGGCTTCTTTGCCTTCGTCTATCGTGGGGTATACCTCAACGATTTCACTCAAAGCAGGACTGTCTCCTAGCTTTATTTTAACGAGATTCGGTGTGATCTTTTTCTGTTCATAATACAACTTTTTGATAGCTTTGGCTATCTCGTTATATTCTACGAAAAATTCAGTATGTAAATCCGCCACAAGTTCATTATGAACCATGGCTGCGCTTAGCGCTATTTTTTCAATCATTTGTTTTCTTTTTAGGAATCTTCCGCGCCCTAGTCCCTTTCCCACTAATCCGATTGTAATGCTCGGCAGCTTCTTTATTCATAGCTTTAAGCGGAGTGAATTTTTGATCTGGGTGACGCTCGTAGGTTGCCATCCAGACTTGACATCCGAAGTATTTGTGCTGGTCGGTTGCGTCTATCTTTTCAATAAATTTCCCGACTGGAAACGAAAGAAACCGTTCGTCTTTAGGATCTGCTTCAAATCGTTCAATTTCATCCGGGATTTCCGTGACCAAAACAGTAATCGTTGTTTCTGTTTTGGTCATAAAGTCGAAGTTATTTCGGTTGATTTTCATAACCCATTTTTACACCACCTCACTTCTTCTTTCCAGTCATTTTCAGTACGAAAAGAAACAAATGATTTTGGTTTGGTTTTGCGCCAATATAGGCAAATTGATTTTAAATCTTCTCTACCGACCCAGCCTTTAATCAAGGCGGTCGTGAGTGCCTGTTCATCCGGGACTCGGTCAATCTCAAGACCTGTCACTGTCTTTCCGTATGTGTGGCCGTACTCGTCTTTCGTTTTTAGGTTCTTAAGGAACGAAACAACTTTATGAGCCAAATCCATGTGTGAACTGGCGTCATACTGCCATACCACCCGAGGAGGAGCTTTTTCTAAAAACTTGACATGCCTGTTTAGGAAGTCTTTGACGTACCGTGAGTCGATTGTGATACGTTGGGTGGTCACGTAGTCAACTAAAGATTCTTCAAAGACTTGCTCGGAGACATTAGCTTTTCGGGAAAATTCCCTAATCAATTTGGGCGTGATGAAGTCAGGGAGTGTCATGCTTTATATCTACCGGGGTAATCAAATTCATATTCCAGTCAGCCTTGCTGCTCTGCTTGTAGTCTAGCCATAGCTTATTATAAGTCCTCCCATTAATCGCTTGATTCGCCACCCAGCCGGCAAACTTTTGAGCTTCTGCCTCGATCATGGGCTCAATCTTGGAGTATATATCCTCAGCGATATCTATGTTGTCCGGAGCTTCGTATACCGTACAATAATGTAGGTAGTTGGCAATTTTATTGATTATTTCCTGTTTCATGGATGAATTTGATCATACAGTGGGATAAATGAAACCGGAGTCAAGTCTCCGTAATCTTCATTGTCGTAAATGAACGCATTGACACTATGTGCCCATAATCCCGTACATATGTATGGGCAACTTGGACCAGATGCTCCGTGTTCGGCGAATTTTATTAAGCACCTAAACGCAAAGTAATCAGGTGCTTCGCAGAGGCCTAACCATTCCGTGGCGCAGACATCCATTACTGTTTTGATGATCATTGATAAACTTCTTCCGTCATCACCGCTTGGTGTAAAAACGGTGTGACATAGTTAATGTAAGAGGTTAGGATCTCAACTGGAGGCCAGCGCTTGTCGAACGCAATCTCATTATTACAACGGCCAATCGAAATAATCAGATTGGCGTTTGGATGTCCTTCTAGAGATTCTTCGACTTCTGCCACTAGGGCGTAGAATGTTTTCTTTGTCATGGTTTGTGTTTGAGGCTGGGATGTATCGCAAGCTTCTAAACTGGCTTGCGATACAAATGTATTAATTAGGATTGAAAAGTACAAGGGTTTTAGAAGATTTATTTATTTTACTGAACTTTTTAGCAAAATACGCCAGTCCTCTGGGTGTTACGAATGGCGTATGGTAAACGTGCCCATCTTTGGGTCTTTCCTTAACGACGAAAAATGGGCTTTGGCGGATGTACTTTTGGTATGGTTCGTTGTTTGACTGGAGATAGTTATTTGCTCTAAGCCAAGTGAAAAAGTCTTTCCTGCCGCTCCCTAGAACATTTGCCGCTTGCTGCATAGTGTAGTTGTCGCCAGTTTCTACAATCAGATCAACTATCTCTGCTTTTTCTTGGTTCTCTTCCGCTTGGGTTTCTGCGATCATCCGGGCTTCTTCTGAAACAACTAGAGCCTTAAGCGCTTCAATGTAGTTTGAGGGCAAGGCGATTGCCCTGTTTCTTAACTTGTGCTCCATGCGATTAAACGCATTGATGTACGCCTCCTTGAATCTAGCTGCCATCTTTCCGGTGAAACCCATAACTAAGAACGAAAACCCATCTCTTGTCATCAAGTAGCACGGCTTTGTAACTCCTTGACTGTCAACGTATGTACTGACCTCAAAATTGAGGGAAGTGAATTCTCGACTACAATCCATTGTTCTAATGTCCCTAAGAACATTGTCGTGATCCTTTACGAACTCGTTAGCTACGTCGGTAGACCTGACCAAGAGTTTGCCGTCTTTACTTTCAATAATCGGATTAATTGGTTTGTGCTCTAAAATCAGTCCCCTGAGAGCGCTGTGATCACCTGTTGCTTTTGCATAATCCAATGCCAGTTTCTCGGGGAACCAAATCACCCTGTCATCTACTTTTAGTGGCTTTGGCTCCATTCTGTCAACCAAAGATAAAACCCTGGGTGTTTGAAGATAGGTAAGCACTTTGATGCTAGATACTTTTTCGAGGTCATTCATGTTGACCCACAGGCTTTCGCCGATGCCAAGTTCTAGGTCTTGGCCTTTGAATTGAACTTTCTTTTTCATTACAATTAAAAAAGGCTTGGCAAATCAGAGTTCACACGGGCAGGTAATACCCCCTCTTCATTGCCAAGCCTTTGGCTTGTTTGTTTTTACCTAGACGCTGTGTGAAAGCACTGCAAAGATAAAAACAATTTTTGAATAAACAAAATGTTTTTTTCATCCGGGCTCAGGAGGTGGGATACCGTCACCTTATTCCTGATTCGGCGTTCCAGAACTTTCTTTAACCGCCCGGATGAATTGTTGCGGAGGCCGGATTTGAACCGACGACCTAGAGGTTATGAGCCTCCCGCGCTAACCAACTGCGCTACTCCGCTGTGTTCATCCGGGCTCTAAGCTAAGCTAGGGAGGGCGTCGAACCCTACACAGCACCGAGTACTGCATCCTCCCCTTGCAAGGCTTTTACTGAGCTTGCTTTAGCCGCCCGGATGATCCGATTGTATCGGAGTCACTCTCTTTACGCGCATTGGCGTTTTAGGTTACTGTTTTCGCGCAAGAGGACGCTAAACAGGCGTTGTCGACTGCGCTCGATAGACGGGATTCGAACCCGCAAGTTTCCGTTACGACTTTCACGTAGCGGTCGGGCTAAGCCATCTGCCCTCTACCTATCAAGTTTGCTTTACAGGCCGGATTCGAACCGACGTCGCCCCGCTACACGCAGAGTATTTTCGCCACTAAACTACTGCAAAGTCACCTCGCCGCCACAAAAGCTTAGAGGGTATTCATCCGGGCGACTCCTTCTGCTCCAGAGTCGTAAAAAAAAGAGATCAGGCAAATCGCTTACAGCTTCGGGAGTTAGACTCTTGTTTGCACCGTTTATTGATCACCCATGCGGGCCAGCTCGCTATCTGATCTCTTGGTTCATCCGGGGTCTAATCGTATTTAAAGCCCGGATGATAATAAAAATCGTTTTTTCCCCTTATTGGTCAGTCTGTAAACCTACTAACTCCTAGAGTACTTCAGTTTATTTTTAAAAACTACATGGTCGTGGATTTTGGTTTAAGCTTGTGCGCTTCAATATAACGAACACAAATATAAACACTCCAATTCAATCATGCAAGTTTTTCTATAAATTTCTTAGACAAATTTGTTCCCAGACTGTAGTAACCCTACACAACTCCCATGTTTCTGCTGCATTCTCTACCGCAATCCCAAGTTCGGTATCTTTAAAGTAGAGAGGAATGATCTGAGATGGTAGGTTGATGTATATTTTCCAGTCATACTCAGGGTTCCAACTAATTCCGTACTTATCAAGAGGGCTAAGCCACTCTGCGATTTCATTCATTTGGTCGATGGTCATAGTGTGAACTTTAGTTCTTTTTTATCGAATTTATACCTGCCTCCGTGTTCTGTGTCGAGTCTTCGCTTCATAATACTCGCTAGTCGTTGATGACCTTCTCTTCTGTCATAGTGATCCCGGATGAACACATCTCCGATGGGGAATAGTTGCTGAATTGCAGCATCCACAATCCGAGTTGATCTACCAGTTCTCCGGTAAATAATTTCGCCTTCAGTGCGGTTGTACTGAATTAATTCATCAGCACCTTTTTCGCCACGGGCTTTAATTTGTTCTGCGATTTGAATGATGTATCGCTCGATATGCTCAGGGAGCTGGTATTCGGTGTCGTTGATTACCATATCAATCGTTTAAATAATCCAATAAATCTTGTTTAGTAATCGTCGTGAGCACAGTAGGGTAATGGAGCTTCGGAACGAGTGAGTTGAATTTCTCTGCGTCAAAACACTCGTTTAGTGCTTGACAGATGTCTTCATCTTGTTCGTCTGATTCGTGACTGAATCGCTCTTCAAATCTGTCAAAGATTCGATCAAAGGCGTAATCAGCGATGTCTTCCAATTGAAACATCGGCTCCAATTTCGATTCCTGAACCCGGATGGACCAATCATCCTCCAGCTCCTCCACGGCTCCGTCTTCGGGGAAAAGATCATTGATAAAATCATCAAGATCGGAGTAAAAGCGATCTTCAATAAAGAAATGTTCCATATTATTCTGGTTCTTCGGTGAAATAATCAACTGTCCAATACGGAGGTTCGTGCTCCATACCCTCATTCAGCATTTCAATTTTTTCATCATCGTTGAGCGCCATCCACTCTTCTTGTGAAAAGCCAAAATCAGAATAGTTGAATGTTTCTGATCTCGATGTTTGGTTTGGTATGTACTTTACTTTTATCATTTTGGTTGATTTAAAAACGGATAAAGCGAATCTAGTTTCTCTAAAAGAATCTCCGAAGAAGTGTTTGCTTTGTCCCACGCATCATAGGCGAAATGATCCCGGATGTCTCGAAGAAGATCTTTGTCAATGACAATTTGTTCATCCGGATTGTTGGTCTCGGTCTGAAGATGTTTTCCTAATACGTATGGATGATCCATTTTAAAGCGTTTTAAGCAACTTTTATTTTATTCCCGATACAAGTATCATCTTTTAAATAAAAGTGGCGTGGTGAGGATTTAAACCCTGAAGAATACAATCCCATTCCCATTCTCATCGAAAGCAATTACTGCCTTGTATCCAATTCCTCGTACTCCTTCGGTGGTGATGAACTGCTCATCCCCTATTTCAAAGCACTTCCCCCCGAATTTTCCATCGGTCCACTTGTTTGCATGTTCAGGGAATTTATTCACCACAAAATACATGTAGTCATATAGCTCTCCGGTAACGTCGTGGTTCCACACTAAATCCACGGGAGGTGTAAAGGCGACTGGGGTGTTGTGAGCGTGCCATTCAATGATCGGGGCTTTCTTTTCGTAGATTGAAATTATCGCGTTTAGTACGGATTCGATTTCGGATTGCCAAATATTGATGTCTTCGCAATCACACTCTTCTTCTATTGCGTCGATAAATTCCTGATTCCATTTGTTGTTGACACGAAGTTGCTTTAATGCTTCTGCTACTTGTTCCATTGTTTTAAGTTTTTAAATCCCAGATGAATTAACCATGAAACTCAGCGTTCTCGGTAATTTGCGCAACCGTAACCTCAACTCCGTGATGTAAAGAATCAATCCAAAAGTCATCATCTACGTCAGACGGGTTGAACCCAAACCGACGCTCGTATTCTGCCTCAGCATCTTGTAGGAGCGCGTGGTGCAATTTAGCTGCCTTGACACACCTATCGATTAGTTTTTGAAATTGCTTGTCAGTCATGTTTTTAAATTAAAGGCCCGGATGAATTCCCGTTTTGCAAATGTATGGAATCATCCGGGATATATGCAAGTTTTTGGGGTGAAAAATTCACTGAAACCCATAATTGCGTGCGTTCCTTGTTTATTCCGGCAAATCCGGGGGAGGGGGGTGGCGCGCAATTGGGGGGTTGGGGGTGTTCCACAATTATTTATTAAATCTCTTATTACTTCTTCTGCCTAGGTTCGCTTGGAGCGGGGAGCGAAGCTCCCGTTTGTGGCAAATTTAATATTACGTCTTAAGAGGTAATAGTTGTTAATAAATATTAATTCCAATAGACTCCCGTCAGGGTTTGCACGAAGTGCTCTTTTAACCCTAACATGTTCTTTTTTTTTCTTAGGGGTATTTATGTAAGTAAATACCCCTTCTTATAGTAAGGGTCTTTTTTGTACATTCGGGTGGGTCTTTTTTGTACATTCGGGTGGGTCTTTTTTGTACATTCTTTAAAGCTTTGTCCATTTTTTATTCTCGGGGATTGGGCAAATATCGGTCATTTTGACCACATTATCCTTCTTATAAAACAGCATGCACCCGTTCAGGCGAAAGTTGTTGTCCATAATGTATAGCCCTCTTTTATGCGCGGTTAAGATGTCTTTATACTTGCTCACTGTGCGTCTATCTAATCCGCAATACTCCGCCATTCGGACAATGCTTCGGACTTGCGGATCATCTGAAAACCCCCTAGCGGAATGACACACGGCAGTAAACCAACAGGCCCAAGCCGGAGCGCCTTCAAAGCACCTTGTGTCTACCAACCTTAAGCTTGAATTCCATCCGGGCTTCGGTAGTTTAAGTTCAAAGTTTATATCATACACATTCCACCATTGATTATATCCCTCTTTGACTTTAAGTGTTCGTTCCCAAGCAATCAAGGAGCGTTCTTTCAGCGCAGCCAAGCTCCTGTCTACGGTCTTTTCTCCCATAAGACAATCCTTAGCTATCATATCTACAGATACGAGCTCTTTGCCGACATTCTGGAACATATTAATGGAGAGGAGGACTCTGTACTCGGAGTCAGATAAGAATCGAGCGTGTGACTCGTGGATGATTTTATACTTTTCATTCATTTCACATAAGGCGTTTAAATTAAAAAAGGGGCCTCAAAATGAGTGCCCCTGAAATTGGTTTTTACCTTTATGCGAAATAAATACAAAGTTAAATCAACTATTGATAAAAACCAATTTACTAGCCACTTAATTTCGGCACTGCAAAGATAATAAAAACTTTTCACTCCTGCAACTACGGTTCAACCTCGCAGACTAACTCAACCTTAAAGACGTTGACGGTCTGGCCTAAAAATTTAGCAATCTTAACCGCTTCTTCCTGAGCGTCCTCAAGGTCGCCATGAAAAGCTAAAGGCTCTTTGTGTACCGACACGTAACCCAAAAGCATTCGCACATAAAATTCACTCCACTTGATGTAGTACATAGTTTTTAGTTTTCAAAAATTTCAACCAATCGACACAGCCATTGATATACCTCGTGATACCCAGCACTATGCCCTTCTTCCCATGCAATAGACCAGATTTTAGCTCGGTACTGCTCAGGAATATTAAGCAAGCCTGATTCCCGGTTGATCAGATCAGTGATCTCGTGCTCAACCTCGCCTTTTCGCTGGTAATACTCCAGCCTATTTGCCTCAAACTCTGCAAACTTGGCTTGAAAGACATCAAAAGCATCAGCATACTTTCGCATGTCATCCGAGTTTGCTCCAGTAAGCAACACGGGCTTCTTAGGCTTCTCAGGATAAGTCCCAATCATAGCCAATAAGACTTCAATTTGTTGATACATGATTTAAAATTTATTAGTGAACAAATCCCGACTATAAGCGTAACTGATCTCAACTTTCAAAACATCCAGCGAAAGCCCGGATGCGAAATCCAATGCTTGAGGTAGGGTATCGAATTGCATAGCTTCCCCCATGTATTCAGTGTACGAAGCCACACCATGTCGCTCCAATAGAACAGGATCATTGTAAAGATAATGGCTCCCATCCCACAACACATAAAATGCTTTCATAAATTTGTTTCATCATCGTGAACTAATACGGCATCATCCAACAGACATTCATCTCCGATCATCGTGTATGGCTTTCCGTTAATGTAGTGAACTTTTGTCCTTATAGTTTCATGTGTGCCATTCGAGTGGGTCCATACCATAGGGGGGTGATTCATTTGTTTTTCTGAAAACCAATACCTTTTAAGAACCCTAGCACTGTAACCCTGTTTTTTAAGCCCCCTCTCAAGCTGGTCGCTAAAGGTATACCCTTCAAGCTTTTCATCCGGGGCGTCAGTGTAAATCCTGCACTCCCCATACTTTGTTTTTACATTTACTACTCTCATTTCAAATTTGTTTCAATGACACGAATGAGTTTCTCTGCATACTCAGGGTCAGTAGACCAACCGCATCTCTCCAGTCCGTAGGCGTAGCTTCTCCAATCTAATCCCCGTAGAGGGGCGTAGCGTGGCTCTGACGACAGCTTTACACTGTGAGCCCTATAAGACTCCCAAACCGTATTAAACCTCCGGAAACGGCTTACACGGCCTTCTAAGTTGTCTAGCATCGGCGTACAATGCCCGGATGAACAGTTCCGCTCGTGACATTTCATCCCAAAGTGATTATTACACACCTTAGCGATGTCACTCTCTCCCCTAGCCCCTTCCAGTATAGCCTGACCCATCGTAATCTCCCACGGAATTCCAAACTTTGCCTGTTCAGACATAGCAAGGGGAGTGTAGCGAGAGATGTAAGTTAAGTGAAAAATTATGAATAGGATCATAGTTTTGTGATTGAAAGAATGTCGAAATACATGTAACGAGAACGGAATGCTTCCTCAGCATGACGTTCGTTAGCAGCCCTAACTATCACTGACTCTGTTTTAAACTCTAAAGTTAGGTATCTTATCTCATACTTCATTTCCAATCAAATTTTGAGTCTACTAAAGCCTTAGCTGACAGTAAAGAAATGCCAATCACCACCGCCTGCCCTCTTTCAGTGCCTCTACGACGCTCCTCACGCTCATTAAAAGCCCGGATGATCCTATGAACCGCCGAGCTATCAATAGTGCGCTGAGAGCGACGTAAAGACATAACCTCGCACTTCCCAATCAAATTCCCTTCATGGGTGGCCAGATCAAATCCAATCTTATCTCCCCGATAAAAGGTAATCGCAATAAGCTCCCTGTCCCCGAATCCCATTACCTGAGCGGTAACGGTTTTCAAGTGAGTGATCTGCGAGAAGAGAGGGAAGGGCAGGAGTAGGAGTAGGTATTTCACAAGTCAGAGGATGACATTGCTTTTTGAAATAAAATAACCCCATCCTCGTCCATCGTAACAACAACTTCGCCAAACAAAATAGGTTGATCGCACGGTAGTTTAGATCTAAGCAAATCGAGTAGTACGCCCTGTTCAGTCTTCAGTTCATACACCCTGTCTCTCAACTCATCTAGTCGGCGTTGTTTTTCCATGTAGTCTTCGACACACACATAAGGATTGTGGCACTGGTAAATAGTAAATTCAGGATAAACCCCGTCCTCTTCATCCTTCCATTCTGGATCAGGGGTGATTTCTCCATCAGAAACAACAGCAAAAGTTGCCCAGTATCGGTCATAGCTGTTATAGCGCTTAAATAGCTTCTTGTTCATTATTTCAGATTTAATGATGATCAATTTGGTTTATGATACCCACAGCTTTTGTGTGCCTTATACCCATCCGGGCGAGTGATGCCACAGGATGAGAGCGCGATTAAGCTAATCAGAAATAGAATCTTTCGCATCGTCCAATGTTTGAAAGTTCCCAATCCATTTCTCATCAAAGAATAGTTTACAAAAGTGGCGCATGGGAGTGATTTTATACAACCCACTAACCCACACGCCGTTTTCCTTTTTCCAGATCATAGAGATAAAACACCATAGGTTGAACAAAGATAACGTTTCATCCCTTCATACGCAACATTTTGCGTAAAAAAGATTTTGCGCCCGTCGAAACAAATTTCGATACCGTTTGACAACAGCTTAAACCCTGCTGGCTTAAGCTCATCGCAGATTTGCACATACTGCCGACCTCCGCCAATAGCCAGGGTTAAATCCAATCCTCCGGTAGACCGGAAGACTAAATTCAAATCAGTTTTGCACTGAGGGCAAGGAATTTCAACATCAAAGCCCCGGATGGCCTGAGCCGACAAAAAGAACGGAAAAAGAATAAAGATTAAAGTTTTCATAAATTAGATTTAAACCATCCAGACTGCTTAAGATCGTTATACCCGACCTTAACACACAATCCGATTATCATTAAGGATATAGGCCAGCACTCATGTGCGACCAGGGCGGCGACTATTGCGCCGACTGTTAGAGTTAGCTTCATAGCTCTTCGATTTTAAAATCCCACCATGCGTCAGCCATGAGGCTAGTTGACACACGAAATCTTTTCCCTTCCCATGACCGACCGTAACGATCAGGTGTATTGTGTTGTCGATAAGCCCCAATAGCACCACGTAAAGCCCGGATGAGCTTCTCATTGCGCTCAACCTCCTCAACAAACCCATCAAGGTTGTCAAAATCAAAAAACAGTGTATGCCAATTCGACCAACCACGATACGAATAAGCCATTACGCCCTCCTCAAATCGGTCAACTCCGTCCAGGTCATAGGCGAAATAAAATAGCTGATCATCGTAATAAGGTGACATTTCAGGTGTAGCGGAAATTTGATCACCAATTTTAAACCGTTTATTGGTGATTGATTCCTGACGAGCGTATTTGGTAATCGTATGTGCGGCAACCTCGCTTTGGATTTCCAAAACAGTCCCAGCTACATCGTGACCAATTTTCTGACCAGTCGAATCGAAACACTCAGCATATAATTGCCGTGTGATCTTCGACTTCTCCAGGGCATACCACCCTTCGTCTCGTTTAATGAAGATATACATTTTGTTTAGATTTAGGGCAATGCCCGGATGATTAAAATAATTCAGAACACATATCCACCCATTGCTTATAGAATGGGACCAATTTAGCGGGCTGGAAATGTCCGTCGCTGTTAATGTGAATTAAATTTTCATTGTGCTTGATTGCGTACCCAGAAAGTTGATTTTTCCTTATCTGCACTCTAATATCCTGGAGTTGCATAAGGTTGTCAATCACACCAACAGGGCTGCCATTAAGCAGCAATTCTATTTGTTTGCTAAAATCGTTTATAACAACCATTTTTGTTGAATTTTCGAGCAATTGCCCGGATGAACAAATATACAAATAACATTCTGACTTGCAAACTTTTATGTAAATAAATCTTGATTAAAAACAATTTGCCAGCCAAATTTTGACCCAACAAATTGATCAGGGAAAGATTTATAGTACAATTGCGCCATCTCAAGCGTGTAAAAAACCTTGGCTTCTTCATAAGTGCCAAAATTTACGGTATGGGTTGCGGAGACAACAAAGTAATCTTTATCGCCTCCGTCGTACATTATTCTAAACATTACCCGGATGAACATCCCAAATTAAAGGGAATAGATAAAGAATAGACTGTTTCACATTTTCGTCCAAGTCCTCCCATTTGGCTTTTTTGCCTAGGTGTTTACACCCTTTAGAGTCAACCGGATTTGCATACGAATAGCAATCAGTATCCACAAAATGCTCACAAATTTGCCCATCATTTGTCAAAGACGAATAACCAGACTTGTAAGGCCAAACAACGGTCACACCGTCCCATTGTTTAGGTAGAATATATACCCTAACATTAGGCGTACCAGCCCTGAAGAGTTCAATTTGCTTGTTCATAACTATTTATTGCCCGGATGAATTAAGCGCGGAAAAACTCCACGTATGACAAATCCAAAGTAAACCGCACATACAACGGTTTACCAATACCCCAATAAGCGCCACCGCTGTCATATGCGCCATCAATCATTGGAACGCGACGTTGGTACACTTTTGTTTGATCACATTTGTATTCACGGCATTTAGGGTCGCGCGTTACAGTGATTGGTTGAGAACCGACATTTGGACGGCCCATAGGAGCGCCGCGACTTGTGTCGACCTTGCGCATTATTTGGTGGAATGCTTGCCAGTAAGTCATGTTATTAGTTTTGCGGGCCATTGCCCGGATGGATCTAAGACATCATTCTATCATCAAACTCAGGGTATGTAATTATAGCAGACGCCATAAGGTACTTGCCGTCCATATAGTATTCCTTCCAACGGTCGCCGTCTTCGCCTTCATTCGTAAACTCAAATAGTACGCCAGGATATTTTAGGGAAAATTCGCGCATGTCTTTTTCAATACCATACCAGCGTTCCCATTCTTCGCCTGTTCCATCTTCATTTAGCGCACAGCTTGCATTTTCATTTTCAGAAAGCAAATCAGCCATGATAACTTCTTTTTCGGTGGAGTTTTTTATCTCCAGAGAATGCCATACAGCGTAACCCATTTTGTTAACTTTTCTCGTCCCTGTTTCATCGTTTCCGAATCATCAGACACCGCAATACACGGCATGACAGGCCGGACCGCACATGGCCCGGATGAGTTTATCTATGTTTAGCCTTAAACCGTAGCGCCCTGGCTTTATTATGTTTGCTTTTAGGCTTTGGTTTAGGTGCTACAATCTTTACAGGTGGCACATAAGGCGAATAAACCCAATCTAATGTCATTCCTCCCATTATCGTAAGTTTTGTGGGCATAGCCCGGATGAATTAAAACCAATTGAAAGAATTAAACGAATAAAGTTCGTTACTACCATTGGCAAAAGTAATACCAACACCTTCATTGGTCAGCCAATCAATGTAAACGTTTTCCATCGTGTGATGGTTAAGCGGAATACCTTCGCGCATAGAATGCGCCGCATAAAGGGCCAGATTTTCATCTTTCAGGAAAGGTGTGAAATCTTCAAAGCTTTCCCTGGAAAGTTCACGCTTCAACGCTTTACTTTTAGTCTCACTGATTTCAATGCCATTTTTGCGCAATCGCAATTCCCAACGTTCGGCGCAACTACTAAAGTGCTTGGCCAATCTATTTTCAACCTCCTGCCTTGCGCCATTATAGCCGTATTGGAACGGCAGAACCATAATTAAATCATTGCCCAGATGAACTTCAGCGGAAAAATAGGTGTTTCCATTCACCTTGTCGAACCATTCTTTTGTTTGAATAGTAATCATTTTTTTAAGTTTGTTGGTTATGAAAAAAGATTTGAAAGAAATTCTAGTTCATCCCTAAAATCAATCCAGTCTTGTAAATCGTAGTCGACAAAATCACCGATATCTACACGTTTTTTGGCAGCCTGTAGGGCAATTTCTCGTTTATCCACTGGGAATTGGTATGAAACATCGGTAACGACTTGTTTAAACATAGAATCAAGCCAAACTAAAACACTGTTATCATATTCAGCCCACAAAACATAGGCTTTATTTTGATAATCAAGGTACTTTTTAAGCTTTTCAGCATGTTCTATAAACAAATCAGGGTCAAGTCCATAACCATCGATTATTGGCCTTTTTACCACTTCTGGCCTTTGTGGTTTTTGCTTGAAAATATCCTTGAGTAACATAGTTGTAAAATTTGTGGGAAAATCCCGGATGAATTGAGCCGTTTAGCGAATCGAACGCTAACTAAGACCGTCACGGCTGAAAATATTAAGGATGAGTATGTATAACTTTGAAAGAATCAAGCCCCAGAATTTCAACAGCGATCAATTCTAAAGCCTCTGTAATCATTCCACTGGCACTCAAGCCGCTAATCTTAAGACCCGCACAACGAAATGCGGCTTCAGCGGCAGCGCTGGTTTTTTCGTAACCCCATCCACCAGCATAACCGCTACCACTTGCACCATTGAACCAAACACAAGCATAACACCTTGCTTCAGTCCAGTAAATGCGCAAATCCAATTTTACATTTAAATTTGCGTCAACAATAAGGTAAGTACCCGCATAGCCTTTTTCTTTTTTATGCGCTTTACCGTTTATTGCAAAAACAGGGTTAAAAGATTCGATTTTCATAAGGATAGATTGAAGTGTGAAAAAAAATCGTGCACATGGCCCGGATGAACAATACAAAGGTAAAAAGAAGGAAACTAAATTCCTATACCCTAAAAGAATTAATTTACAGGAACGGCGAATAAATCGCTGTCCTCCCACAAAACACATTTTTCACCGTCAAACTCAAAAACAACATTGTCCACAATTTCGGTCCAAACGTCCCAATAATCAACGTGATCAGGACCGGCGGAAAGAATAAATCTTTGTTCAGCAGTCATTGTGGATGCTTCACCCCAAATCCTAGCAAATTCCCTAGGGATATAAATCCCACGATTGGAGTCGATAATGCAAAAAGCGTTGTCTGGTAAATATTCCATGTTAGATAAATTTAGAATGTTAAATAATCCTCCACCATCCCAGCAAACCCAAGAAGTTCAAGCCTTTCGTCGCTGTCAGCATCAAAAGCAGATTTAACCTCTTCTTTTATTAGCTCAAGGTCGTGCAATGTTGCACAATCTGCTATTTTTTTATGAAATTGTTCAAAAAGTGTCATGTTGTGTTAATTTAAAGTTTTCCGTTTCGTCGTTTTCGACTCTTCAGGCGTTACACACATAACGCGACGGAAGGGCCAAAACGGCCCAAATCCCTAATAAGTTTCGCCATTCTCGTAAAACTCACAATCTGTCATCCTCTCAATTATGTATTTATCAGAAGTCCTAAAATCATACTCCTCTTCAAGCGTCCGGTAAAGTTCATCGCAGTGGGTATAATATTCAGAGCGAAGAAAAGCCAAAAAGTTAGCATACATTTGTTCTTTAAACTCATCAATGTTTGGGTAATGGTGTTCTTCGCTGTCGAATTCGATTGTAACGCTTCTTTTGTGTACGTATGGCAAACTATTGCGCTTTCCGTAAAATTGTGGCGTATAGTGAACTAAAATAGCTTTCTTCCATTCTGGAATAATAGTCAATTCGTTTACCCACTTTTCAAAATACGCGCTGTCGATCCTAAATGTAAAACTAGCTCCATCACCTTGAGAAGAAAAACCAGAAAACGAAATTTCACAATCTTCATATTGTGGATGTTCTTCTTTGAACTGGTCATAAATGAAGCTCCACCAATTGTGTTTCACATTCCAGTAGCGACGTTTTTCGATTGCGTTTTGTTTGGCTTTTTCAGAAAGTTCTGAAAATTGATAGATATTAATCTGTTCAGTTCTCATTTTATTAGATTGAAAGGTTGAAAAATTCCCGGATGAATTAAACAGGTAAACGCAAACCATGAACACCTTCAACATGCTCCAGTAATTGCGGAACACGATATCCATATTGAGGATGTTTAGTCCATTCAAAAGGATAAGGGCAAATCTTAGAAAAATACGCCTCAAGTTGTTCTAACTGCTTTCTGTTCTTTTTTGTGTGGTTGTACGGTCTTAAAGCGCTTTCAGGTGCAATAATGGCCCATTCAATCGACATAAGGTAACGGAGACAAAATTCAGGCTTATATTCACCGTCTACGGCAAATTGATTAAAATGGTCATTTTCAAACCATTCAAAAGCTAGTTGTTTAGCGCGTTCTTGCGTTATCATTGTTTTGAATTGAAGAGTTAAGAAATTTTTATTTCATCACCACTTTTGGCCGAAAGTTCGGCCATTGCGCGTGCATCATCGAATGATACCGCTTTACATTTGCCAGAAAAAACCAAGTTTCCCAGCGAATTAAAGATTTGAATGATAAACGTTCTCATGTGAATGTTTGTTAGCGTGAAAAAATCCCGGATGAACTACTTTTTAGGCAAATAAACCCTGTAATACCGTTGTGACTTCTCAGACCACAACACCAAAAACTTAGAGCCAGTCTTTGAGGTAAACACCTGTAAAGTAGTATCCCTTACAACGGTCCCAATAACCAGACTATCTTTCGTAGTACTGGGCATTTGGCTGAAAGATAAGAAAGGGATAAACAAGAAAGCAAAGGTTAGATTTTTCATATCGTTTGATTTTCAACAAAGGTAAGGAGATAAAATACAGTGCGCAATACACCAAAGTAGGTATATTTGAACTAAATTTTCGTTACACACCGTTTAAATGGGCTGAGAATTGCGTATAAAGTTCTTAAATGAATAATGGCCTGTAGAAATAAATCTACAGGCCATTAAAATCCCGGATGAACTTAAATCCTTTCAATCTTAAGCTTTCCAGACTTAACCCAATGCTTTACTTTAGCATGTGGAAAAGGAATAAGATAAGTACCAGCTAAAGGTTTAGACTTATCAAGAATCAAAACTCCAGTCCCAACCTTGAGCCAATAATGCAGCATATCTAAATTGAGCATTGAATGTGCGTCGGTCCGCAATACTCCATTAGAACGGTTTGCAATAGCCCAGTCATAAGCGGGTAAAACGTCGGCGGCGTTGACTTTAGCGGGAAATATTTTGGTGTAAAGCATGGTAAGAGTTTTAAAGGTTTAAAAATTAAGTGAAACCCGGATGAACTTAAACGCTAAGCAATGAATTCTGATAAACGTTAATTGCATATTGCCCAATAAGAGAAACAGCACTAAAAAACTCCTTCTTATCAGAAAAAACAAAGTCAGAGTATTGATAGTATTCATTCTTAATACCTTTCTTAAACTTAAGATCAAGCCCAGCAATTAAAAAACGTTGTTGGGAGTCCAGTATAATTTGCCCTTCGTTCTCCACGTAAATATCAATTCTGCACTCTTCCTTTTTAAAGAGGTTGAAACACTTGTTCAGTGCTTCTTTTATTTCGTCGCTGTCTTTATCTAGTTCGACGTTATACTTTCTTTCATAAACCCAAAATTCAGCCGTTACCTTTTTGCGTATGGTTATTGGGTGACTGCTTTCAAAGACTACAACAAGTTTAACGATTTTCATTGCATTGAATTTAGATGAACAATGAGACAAAAGTAAACTAGGATAGCCAAATAAACAAGTACAAACGCAAAAATACCCTATTGACGTTAGATTGTAGCGCATAATAGGCAAGGAGAAACGGTACACGCGATTGTCAGAGGGTTTGATAGTGGTTTATGGTCACATTAGTCGTAGTGGCTAGTTAACACTCCAGCGGAAGCACAACACACGCAATCCTCAGCAACACGCCCAAATGACCACATACAGCCATTATACAGATTTATACAGAAATTATACAGTTTAATGGGCTTAATATAGTACAGTGGCTAACAGTGGCTTTATTGGTCGTAGTGGTTAGTCGTCGTCTAGGCAGACAGCCATACACACCTAATCCTCAGTAATACCCCCCAAAGGACCGCAAACCAATAAAAACATATAAATATGCAAAAATATAGGCTATACACGTAAAAGCAGTACCTAATTAGTTTTACCTAGCTTAAGGTAGTCACAACAAATTTACCATTATGCTTACGATCGTAACGTATTGATTATCAATAGAGGCATTTAGCATAATTAGAACGTGTGTACTAAAATCACTTTTTCAGTGCCTTCTGGAGCACGTTTTGTGCATATAAGTAAACACACCCCCTACCCTTTCACAATCGCTTTACACCCCCGTCGGCCTTCGCGATCGCGTTTCCCGCAGCGATTTGCACCCCTGGCCTGCTATGTATCTACTCACACCCTAGATCGACAAACTATAAAAATAACCTACACCCTCTTAATTGGACACAAAAACACCCCAAACCAAATATAATTTTCACCCCTACCGAGCTGAAACAAGCCGATTGTAAGTTTAAACCCCATTTTCCCAAATATTCTTCCAAAACACACCCAAAAATAACCCCAAAACAAAATCATCCCAATATTTCACCAAACCCTTGACACGTATTCCTAAGTGATTTACCTTTGTGGCATGAAAATCGATAAAATCAACCAAATCATCCTGGACTCCAAGGCGGACGGAAAAGATGTATCTCAGGTATCTGATGGATGGCACACCTTTTCAGATCTTTACGACATTCGTTTGGCCTACAACGTCTCACTTTTTAATGAGTGGGGACGAGATGCAGAAGAATGCGATTTCGTCAGCTTACCAGCAAAACACGACGTACACAAATCACAACGACACCACGATGGAGAGCTATGTTTCGGTGGTGGATGGTTTATTGTTGTCGCCAACCTTCCGAGTGGTCAGATTTCAAATCATTACGAGATGAAGCACTGGGATCTTTTCCGCGTGCCAGCAGTTGAAAAAGCAAAGTACGAATGGGATGGACATACGAGTGAGGATGTGATTAGTCGTTTAAAGAGCCTATGAAATACGACCCATACGTCAATCGATACATCACACTTGAAGATTACATCAAAGAGTGTTACGGAGGGCTTCCTAACGAGTCCATGCTAGAGGAACAATACAACCTCCTTCCTGATCATCCGGGCGACGAATATTTCGCCGAACTAAACAAAGCCAAAGAACTCCTTAAGACTTACAACCGCTGGAGACGAGGTGAAGAACTCCCTGTTCCTGATCCGGTTGAGATTGGTAAAGCAATAGATAAACTTACGTTATGAACTGTCCAATTTGCCAAAAAGAATTCCACAGCCTCGG